GCAATATAAAAATTGTTCAGGCCTTTTATTTTCTAATTAAGTCGAAAATGGAACAAGAAGTATATAAACCAAAACTTAGAATCACTACACTATCAGAGAATGGTACTCCCTTATCTGATAGGTTGGTAGATGCATATACCGAGATGAATTCAGGTCCAAAGGTACAGCATAACGGTCCCATAAGAGTAGAAGTAACTCTTACTAATAAACAAGATATTGATAACTTCAAAGAATACTTAGATAGGTTATCTGGTACATTGCCTGCTAAGGCACCTAATGTTGGCAGAGGAAGACCTGCAGGGTCTACAACTAAGGAATTGGAATCACCAAGGGAGGATATTCTTGCAGATGTAGAAAAAATGATTGAAGAGGGTAAAAGCCAACAAGATATTATTAAATATCTTAGGGGATTGGGATTTGTATTTATCCTTACTGAGGACTTTCTATTTCACTTTCCTGGATTTGAGTTCAATAAAAAGGATGTGGGAGAAGCAACCGACAATAAGCAATATCCAAATTCATTCTCTTGGATGGCAAGATGTATCAAACGAGCTAAGGACCCAAAAGCAGATAAATTTGACCCAATGGTAATCTTTGGTTTTAGCATTCTTGGGGGACCCTCGAAAAAGATTATCCCATATCTCTATAAGGAAAGGAAGAAACCATTAAGGGCCCAAGTTGGTAAAAACGTAATCTCCTTCTCTCAGGCAGAATTCACTAAACTTCCTAAGTATATGAGGGAAGATGAACGTATTAAGTTCTCTACAGAGCAAAGACAATTACTTCTCAACCCAGAAAAGAAGCCTTCTAAATTCTTTATGCGATGGGTAGATGATGCTATCTTCCCCGACTCAATCAAGGAAAAGATAGAGGAAATCAAGAACCGCTAACACTTACCTCCGTATTTATTAAAAGAGTATTTTATATAAAATAATTTTAGTATATTTGCATAAAGAAAATTTAATTATGGACAAGGAAACAAAAGACATCGTAAAGCTCATTGCTGGTATTCAGATTGAATCACTCAACTCAATCAAAGAGGACGTTAAAAATGGAAATGATATTGCCCAAGACTTAATTAAAAAACTCCTTCAGATTGAGGATGACGAAATAATTCGAGCACTAGATGAGCACATTGAATTATACGTGGAAATCGAGAATACTCCTCAACTGATAAATATGCTAAGTGAATACCAAATGCTGGTATGCTCTCACATATTATTCAGAATGGAAGATGAATGGGTACATACTAATTCTCAGGGAGTACTTGGTACTTGGGCAATATTCCAGAGGGCAAATCTCAAATTCCACCCAGAACTAACACTTTTAAAATTTTAATATAGACATGGAAAAGAACGAATACTTAGAATCAGTAGAAATGAACACTGGAGTCGAAATGATTCCTTGCGAATCCTCTAACATTGAGGGCTTTGGTTATGACTCAAAGAAAAAACAACTTTGGGTTGCTTTTAAAGGTAATCGAGTTTATCGCTATGATGATGTACCTTATGAAATATGCAACGGTTTACATCAAGCAGAATCAAAAGGTAAATACCTTGCAAAGAACATTAAAAATAAATTCGAAACTACAGGTTATGAACTCAGAAACTAAATTCATATTGGGCCTGGTAACCCTGGGGGCAGTGATTTACTTTATTGGTGAGAATAGAACTCATCCAGTAGAAGTGAGCACTGCTCCTTCTCATTTTGAAAGTCCCATAACCAAGTTAATCTCTCTTCAAGATAGCATGGGTATTAAACCAAAAGAAGAGAAGAAACAATGGTATAAGTATAGGGTAGAAATAGAAACGATTCCAGAAAATCAAATCTATAAGATTGAGAAATCTGGATACCAGCAATATGAAGTTTCTAGATTGGGTGAAACTTATTCCTATGTAACCTACGAATTTACCTCAGACAAGGTAATGACTACTCAAGAAGCCTATGACTTCGTAAAGAAATATCCTGAAAGATGTACAAGGGTACCAAATACATCACAAGATAACATTTACGATAAATATAACGAGGATTATGAAGATTACATAAATGACCCAGAGGATGAAATTAACTATCCTCCAGAAATCTTCGACTTCCTAGCCGATTAACCCGAGCAAATAGAAAATAATTCAAATAAAATTTTTCTATTTAAAATAAAGTTCCTATATTTGTATCAGAAAAAGAAATTAATCATTTTACTAACATTTTAAATATAGACATTATGAAAAAGAATGAAACAAAGGTTACTAACCTGGTTGCAACTAAGGTTGCCGAACAACTTGAAGGAATTAAAAATTCTAAGACTGCTAAGGCTTCTGCTCCTAAGGCCAAAAAGACTAAAAAGGAATTGGTACAAGATGCTCAAGAAGCTGCCACTAATTTTGCCAATGCCAAATTGGTAGAACTCTCTCCTAAAACCAAAACTTCCAAAAAGGAACAGGTTGTCAAGGAAGTTAAGGAACAACAAAAACCATCCATCATCGAACAGGTAATTTCTAATCGGGAAGTTAAATACGTATACCCTGCCGATGTAGTTGATACACTTGCTCGTAAGAAATGGAGACAACAAACTCGAAACGAACTCCATAGATTGGAACTTGCAATGGCTCGTATCAAGGACCAGAACTCCAAGGAATTCAAGGCTGCGGCTAAAGCATACGAGGACTTTAGAAAGAAAGTCCTCAAACCAGAACAAGTTGCATAAACCTTTATTAACCAGGTGCCCGGGATAATTACCTGGGCATCTCAATTCATACAAAATGGATTACACTATCTTCTCTGATAAAGAGATGCTTAAGCAGGACAAAGAATTGGTAGAATTACATAAACGATGTTGTAAGTCCTATCTAATCCAACATTCACTTAAGCACTCCAAGATTAAGAAGTTCTTTATCGTTTACGATTGGTATATAAATACTGATAACGTAAGGAATTTCTTTTTCAGGCCTATAAACCTTTTCATTCAGGCATTGCTTTTAGGGCAACTTGATGAAATATCCGATTACATTAATCCTAACAAAAATGGAAAACGAAAAAAGAAACGAACCAGAAAAGTATAACGTACTTTACTGCAAAGGCAAATATCAGTATAAATCTAAATATCCCCAAATAGAAACTAAACATAAGGTTATCTATGCAGGGCCAGTAGAACCAATGGCACCCATCTGGGATAATGTATCAGATATATTAAGGAAATCTGATAGAATTTGTACTGAATCTCGAAGAGAATTAAAGAAGTTAGAGGAACGTTCACAGAATAACCTTTACTTCAAGAAAAATGGTATTACCCATATAATCGTATACAAATGTTTAGAGAAATAGTTAAAGACCTATATATAGGCAAATCGAAGTTAACCATAGAATGTAACCAAAAGGAAATACCCCAAACTACTCTGGTTCAAGACATATTACAGAATACTGGATTTACGGGTAATATGCCCGACTACGGTACCTATGGTAATTTCAAGGATGGGAAATTTGAGATTACTCCAATGATGCCTAAGCATTGCTTATTTATTACTGGAGTACCCAAAGGGGCAATCCTTGATAATTTCAGAGTTAGAAGAACATATTGGTCCTCTTATTATGAGGATGATGTAAGAGGGTACTTATTTCAAATTACAGATGAAAGTATACCTCGTTTAATAATCACAAACTAAATCTATATGGAAGCAATCGATTACGTAAAATTATTTAAGCTCGACCAAGAGAATTATGATTTTAAAAGGGAAGAGTTTATATCCGAATTAGGTAAAGAATTTCTAGATTATTGCCAAACTACCACAATTGGGGTAGATAAAAAGACTGGCAATATATACTACTACCGATTTAGGGAAATAGTTAAGAATTTCGAAACTAAATTCTGGGCAATCTCAGAACTTAAAATAGGAGAACCATTAACTCAGAAATTATGGAATGCCTTTTTCGCTACTCAGGTAGTTCCTTTAAGGCAAAGGTTATTCCCAAAGGTTCAGAAATTAATCGAAGAGCAAAAGGGGATAACCAATAACCGTAGTAAACAAGACAAAAAACCTACGAACCATAAAAAGGCAAACTATGGCAAGGGAAATCATAGACCTGCATGGGGATAAATTTAAGGTAGGAGATTATAAACTTTGCCTTAATATTCCCATCACTGGGAAAGGTAATTTAGTATTCACCAGGGACCTAATCTCTGGTGAACCTTTTAATTTATCAGTAAGTAAGAAAAAATATAAGGGATATTTCTATAACCTATCTTTGAATCTGTATGTAAGGTTCGATTTAGAGTATATGGGTTATGATGAAAGTTCCGATATCAGAAAATCTCATTTGTATGTCAGAAAAGGAAAATAAAATGGTAAGATTCCCAAGACCTATGGGGACTACTGCAATGGCATTAGAATATCAGAAGAACCCAAATGATGAACTTCTGATAAAGATACATAACTACATTATTAATCAATGGCTGATGGGTAATGGAGTATTATGTGGTATCACTTATGATATCAATACATTCTCATACCGTATGGGTATAGATATTAACTACATACGGGTATTTATGAGAGATAGGCTATTAAGCTCTAGAATATGGGATAAAGAAAAGGCAGAAGATTTACTACAGGCATTAATGGGAGAACAACTAGCATGGGCTTTGGAAGACCGTATGGAAATAGCCCATCAGGTTAATATCCTAAGAGAATCTCAGGGAGGGAAATACGTACCGTTTATATCTGCCGAGCTGGGAAAGGCCCTTAAATTAAAGCTTGAATCCTCTACATCTCTGCAATCAATAGTACGTAATCTTACTGGAGGAAGTACTACAAATATCTTTGCCCAATTTAATCAACAGAACAACGTAACACAGCAAAATGCAATTACTGTTGAAGAGGCCCGTCAAATCGTATTTGAATCACAAAGGGTATTGGATAAACCAGAAGAGGCTAAACTATTGGAAGACAGGTATGACATTAAGTCATTACCCGAAGTAGTTGCTACTAAACAAGAAGGAGTAGATACCAGTAAAGAGGGTCTTAACCTTAATAAAGCAGAGCTAATGCAAATTACTGATGATTATAAGGGAGCTATGTCTTCATTCTCTAAAGAACATCATGAACTACGTAGAGAAATCGAAATGCGTATAGACCCAGACGAAGAAGACCCAGAGTTATATCAATATGAAGACTTTGAGAAAGAAGAAAAAGAGGATGGCTCATTTGCATCTCAATTCCTCCGAAATAGTAAGCTCCCATAGTTATATCCGGATATTGCATATTTAAAAAGAAAGAATTATATTTGCATATCAATTTTAAAATAGACAAAAAATATGGAACTACCAAAGACATCTTACAAAGAGACTCGGGTTAACAAGGTTAATCAGGGTACATACTTTAAATTAAACCAACTGATACTGCTCCAGTATGGGTAAGAGACCATTATGATAAATCATCTAAGACTTATGCTTGCCATAAGTATGATGACTCAAATCACGAAAAATTTCTCAAGGGAACAAGGAAAATATACATTGACTTTACATTTTAATCACATGAACTTATTTAAACGAAAGAGATGCTGTAGTGAACTCATTGCCCTTAAAAATGGCAACTTAATATTCAAATTGAGTAATACTCATATCAATGCTGCTTATAATACTTTACAGGCAATAATGAAGAAATCTGGTGTATTCGATGAGAATCTATATTTCGATGTCTATCAGGAATATAGAAGACATTATGCTATATACGACGTAGTACCATCGTTGCTAAGGTATAAGCTACCATTGATATTTTCAGGTAGATATCCTAAAAATCTATTCGATAATCAGTTTACCTTTGAGGAATTGATACCTAATGCTTTGGTATATCATAACTTACCAGAAAATTTCAGATTACCAGAAAGCTTAGAGAAAATTCTTTTAGAAGTCAAGAAAAGGGTATCTGCTTATATAGACCAAGAAGATATATCAGACCAGGGTTATAGGGATTTGGTTCGAATGAATTTCGTAAAACAATGGGATGTATTTAGAAAGGACCCATCTCTTATAGATTGCTATATGGATGCTCAATTGGGCATGCTATATATGTGGGCTAGAGTAGAAAATAAAACAATAGTAAAGAACATAATCGAAAGAACTCAAGATGAACTAGCTCAAGAGTTCTTATCTAAATATCAACAAAATGGAGAATAAAGAGAAATTTGCTTTCCGAAAGGTTAAAATGTCGGAAGGTGTAGAGGTAGAATTTATTAAATTACTTACCTCAGTAGAGACTAAAAATGATGAGGATGTAATTAAAGCTTTTAAAGTTCAATTATCCTCTGGAGTATTAACTTGCCATGCAGAAATGTTATCTAGAACACCAAGCCAGATAATATTTCAAACATCCCAGTTCAGTAAACCCTATAACTTTTATAAAAACTGGGAACTATGGGTATTCTCTAATATCCTGGGTGTATGGACTTTAAATAGGTTTAGGATATGATTACAATGAAAAACCTCCAAGTAGAGGATATAAAAGATGAATGGTTATATAATGCCTTAACACAGGGCATCAAGGAATGTATAACTGCTCCAGTCCTAACTTTGGACCCAACAAAACCCGAACCTATTAAGAGGGCAGAGATGATACTGGACAATTTCTCTCAGGAGGGTTCTCCAGTAGTAGCTACAGTAATTGCCCCAGGCAATTTCATACAGATGATATTACCGAAACATGAGATACTTCTCTCGGTAATGTTTATCTATAAAGAGAGAAATACCTATGTACAACTTGTAATACAAAAACTTGCTTATGAACGAGAAAAGACTACCACCAAGACTAATGGTTCTGCTAGTGGTACTGAAGGGTGAAAAGGTATATAAAGTACCAATTAGGTCAGAGATAGAATTAGACCATCTAAAGGATTTCAATACACTAAGAAGAATCCTTACTCCTTTAGTACAACTATATCATGGAGTAGGTTTTGATACTAGACTTACTTACGATGAATTCAGTATCTTCATTAATGACCTACAACATTTGGGATATGAACGGTTAGATGAATATTCCTCGGGTATACAAGAATTCATAGAAGCAAAACCCATTACTGAGAATGACCAGGATGTTGAGAAAATACGAAAAGGGTTACTTATCTCTCTTAAATCTCAGGAGTTATCAGAGGTATTAGCTACTAAACTAAAGCAAGCCATACATGAAGTATTTGAAAACGAAAAGAAGAAAGGTGGACTAATGAACAAGGAACCCTCTTTAGAACCTATGGAGAGTTCAATTATAAGAGAGGCTCTATATTTGCTAACTCCCCAATTACCTTAATAATTGAAAGGCAGTCTAATCCACTGCCTTTCATAGCGTGTACACATCCTCAGCCTCCCTAAAAATAAATTAGATATATTTTTCTATAAAAATAAAAATGCTTATATTTGCATATCAATTTTAAAATAGACAAAAATATGAAAACGAACTCAGTAACTTACAATCAGGCAGATGAACTAACTAAGGTAGTTCTCAATTTCCTGGACAAGAAATCTACATTTGAACTTGACTCCGATGAAAAGGGTCATCTCTTAAATCTTTTAATGGGACTTCTCATTCAACTAGAGGATGATTACAAACTCAATTGCTTGGATATTAATCAGGTACAAATCTATGATACTACCTATTATTCTTTCATTTTCGAATCCGTGATAACTGCCGATACTAATCCCTATAAGGGACAATTAGCATCTGCTGCAGTTCAATTCATGAACGAATTCACAGATAACGATGGGAGGTTCATATCATTCAACCAACTCGATAGAAACAACTGGATTTTCCAACTTAATTTCTCAATTGCATGACAAAGTATAACGTTAGTCCATTAGTTGCCCGGGAGATAGAATTCTCCACGGGCACTATCTTTGGTGGTAGCTGGTGCAGATACTTTATTTCAATTACCCTACACCAATGCTATATAGAAGCAACATGGAAGACCCGTCCTAAAAATGATTTAGACGGGCACAAAGAAATCTTTAACTCTTTACAGGAGTATCTAGATTGGTTTGCTAATCTTAAGAAAACTTACGGGAGAAGAATATCCCGTAAACAAATGGTATATGCTGCATACGATGAAACAACTCGTACCTTTAGTTACAAACCCTACGAGAATTGGGCTACCAGACGTTCTAAGGAGAAATTAAATAAGCCCAAGGAACCATTATTGGCCGATGAATTATACTAATCCCTAACCAGTTAATATATCCTCAGGGAGTTCAGAAACACTAACATCTGGGCTCCCTTAATTATTGCATATTTAAAATATTATTTCTATATTTGCATAGAGAAAAATAAATATAATTATTAACCGACCTCGAACGGGGTCACAAAACTTATTTCCTATGACAACTATTAACGAAATCTCAAATCACATTATGGGTTACTTTGATGGAACTCTTGATGCTTTTGGTTACACTGCTCAATCAGTTAACGAAATCTCAAATCCGGATGAATCATATATGGGAACTCTTAATCTCCAATTCCGGGATTATCCTATAGACGATGAACAAGATGAGGACATGATATCCCAATATACCAATATCTACAATGCTATCGAAAAATGGGAATCAGACCACAGGGAAACAGAAATCTTCCAACAACTTGCAGTATCAGAATTATTTAACCAACTAAATAAATAATCACTATGGTAAACTTATATAAATTACTCAACGTACTGGAACAGGGCATGTCTCTGTTCCAACTTAATAAATGGAAAACCGAAGGCATCTGGTATCCAATCACCCAATACAAAAAGGAATCAGATGAAATACAGGTAGTAACTAACCTATTTATTGCTGACCAGGAACAGTACCATATCCAACTATCTGGGAATTATCCAGAAGAATCTGAAGACTGGAACAAGTTTCTAGAGGAAAACCAATGGAAAATCTACCCCTTACTTGCAAATATAATGCAAGTCTTCTTGCCCACAGGGAACTACCAATTATTCTATACTCAATATCCACAGGGATTCATATCCATAATCGCTAAGCCCAATGATAAGTAAAGAACTCAAATCACAATTAAGTATTCTTAAGGAAACTAACCCAGAATATATTCAAACCCTAAAGGATGCCGTAACGGCATCCTATAAGGCAGAACTTCAGGCAATCAAACCCAGTTCTACCGAAGAAGAGGAACAACTCAATATCGAACTCAAGGACATAGTATTAAAAATACTATTTGGGCCTTTCTATAACTATTTCGTATCAGAATACGTAGTATCAGATACTATATGGGAAGAACAGGATAAACTAATCGAGGACTTATATTATTACTTCAAATCATGACACCGTATATTCAACAACAACTTAAAAAGCTATGCGATAATCCAAATTGGTATGACGATATGCTCATCTCATGGGATAAAAACCCAAGAAATCAAAGGGAAGCTATTTATAACTACCTTTCTCATGTACAACTAAATGGGTTACTAGAAAACACTCAGATAGTTTTTACATTCATAGATGGCGACATGAAACCAGCTTTCTATTTCGAAATTCCCAGAGATACCAATCGATATCTTATACTGGGAATCCTCGATGAAGCAGGTTATCCTCATTGCTGCCTATTAGGCCAACCAAAACAAATGTTTAACCCTCAACTCAATTAACATCATGAAACCAACAATAACAGTAAACCAATATCCAATCGGATGGGAATGGCTAGACAGAGTACCTCTAGAGGACTTTAACTGGCTAATCGAAATATTCTCTACCATGACCGATAATACTGATACTTATGACTTTGTAGGATATACAGATTCAGAAACCTTACCAGGTCATCAGAAGATATGCTCAGTAGACAAGATACCATTAGCTAACTTCCTAAACGAAGACCAAGGCTACGAATCCGGTATATCAATGTACGGCCACTACATAGCATGCAAATGCCTAGACATATCCTCAGAAAGAGAATACATGAATCAATACACCGATATCCGAATCCTAACTAATGAACTAGAGCCATGCTAACAAAAGGAAAATTCCTGGTATCTTTCGAGGTACCAGGTCACACTAAAGAATACACAGAGGGATTCACAGAGGAAATGGTAATCCCATACAGAACTGAGGAACTAAACCCATACCTAAGGTACCCCAACCAAGAAATAAACAACAACCACCTCCACTCCCAACACATAAGATTACAGATAAGAGAAATATTACAAATCCCACTAAGCGATATAACCATAATCGATATAATATCACTACCATGAAAAAGAAAGACCTAATATACATACCCCACCAAGATACTTGGACAGAACATTTCCCTAATCCGGACAGTAACAAAAATGGCCGTAACAAAAATGATTACACTCTATACCTAAGTGATCCCCAAGCCCAGTATAATAAGCTATTCCGTACCCAACAGAAACTAAAAAACAAAAAGAAATGAACATCCTCTATCACATAATCAGAATAATCCTATCCGTAGGAACTATCCTAACCCTCATACGCAATGAGAAAATATACCAAGCCTACAAACACCACCACCCAACAAACAAAATAAGGTATATCATCTCACAGCTAATAATACTAACCCTATACACCTCATCACTAATCCTGGTATCCTACACATATAGGATTATACTAAGATACATATAATAATACTAAAAAATTATGAAATCACTAATTCTACTCATCGTAACGATCTGGCTTCTAATCCTAAATGAAGAAGCCTACCTAACAAAGAAATTCATCTACAGAATGAATGTAATCATAATCCTTTTAGTATATGCCTTCATACAGGTATACCTAATCGAATAAATACCCACAAGATACCTGGAATAAATACCGGGTACCTCCTACACCACCCAACACAAAAACAAAACAAAATCATACTAACGCTAACTAAGGTACAATATCTACCTATCCCCTCTATAACTAATATACCATCTATTAATATAATAATAATACCTAATACATATATCAAGGTACCTCGCCGGGGGTTTTGGGGATTTAGGCAAACAAGGCTAGGCAAACTTACCTTACTATACAAAGCCACTCAACTCACTATATAGCCACTATACCATATAGCTCTACTACACACTTTAAAGGCAAACTCAAAAAGGCCTATGTGATGATAATTTTTCGTCCCCTAATGGCCTCTAAATCCGATTGCCTTGAGTACCCTTTATATGTATTATATTATATATTGCATTCAAGGTAATTCGAAGGTAGGGGATTATATAATACAGGTATGTTATGTAGCTTCTATGTATGTAGGTAGTATAGCTTTAGTACATCGTCGATTAATGGCCATCACAATTTACCTTGATTGCCTTCACCAAGTTATTATATTATGTATTATATAATACATATAGGTTGGGGTTAGGTGATTTGGTAATCAAGGCAAATTATTTGTTAGGTTTTATGGCTAAATGGTTTATAGGATTTAAGGCCTTCAAGGGGCATATTTAGGTAATATTCCTAGTAAGTATGTAATTTATTTGCTTAGTATTTATATTAGCATTAACTTTTGTATTCTAGGACAATTTTGTGATTTAGGGGTACCTTGATTACCAAGAACCATTAGGTATTATATAATATAGGTTATAGGTAGGGAAGGTAAATGGCAATCTCCATTCATGGCCCCGAGGATTTAGGCAAATATAATTCAAGGCCATTAATAACCTACGAAGGCAATTAAGGATATTGCATATATAATATATTATATTTATATTTGCAGTAAGAAAATAAAAATAATAATCACTTAAAACTCACTTACCTATGAACACAGAAGAATTATCAAACCGATTAACTAACATCATTAAAGGCATTACTAATACTCACCCTATTAGGATTAAGGCTACTATCGAAGTTTTCCTTGAAGAATTTGATCCAAGCCAGAACTATCTTCTTTCTATTTCAGATATAGAAGGCTATGAGACCCAATTTATAGAATTTGAGATTTGGGACAGAAATGACGGTCCTATACCAGGTATCAAACTTTTCAAGGATCTCAATATATACCTTGAACGAGAATATTGCGAATACTAACCAATTAACCCAGGCCTAACTAAGGTTCTGGGTTTTTACTTACGCTAACTTAGTAAGCCATTATAGGCTATCCTAATCTCTATAGGCTTACCATAGTCCCTATATGGCCTTATTGAATTAGGACCTAATAGGTTTATAGAGGGCAATAATAGGGGTATAGCTAATCGGCCTTAATTCTTTATCACCTTAGTCCATTAATGGCCTTCAATATACAGGTATATAATACACTTCCTAGAGGACAGGCATAGGCCATATAGATATCCATATACATATCATATATGCCCACTACAAGGCGTGTGAAGATTACCCTTGTGAACCCCCAAAATTAAGTGCAAATATTAAGTGCACAATATTTTCTATTTTATGAATTTTTCACAAAAATAATTTTGAAAATAAAATTATTCATTTTCTCAAAAAATTTTCTTGAAAATGTTTGTAGATTAAAATAAAGTCCGTATCTTTGCAATGTGAGAAAAACAAAGCGATATTTGAATGAATTTTTAATTAAAACTTTTTAAGAAAATAATTTTCTAAAAATTTTGTAGATTAAAAAATAGTTCTTATATTTGCAATACAGAAATGAAATAAATACCACCTTATTAGAATAGTTTAAAAAGTCTTGAGGGTCTATTTGAAAAGGTAATAAAAATAATTAATAATAAAACTTTCAAGCATTTTATTATGAAAAATCAAATTAACAAAGTGAGTGTAGAAAAAGCAAGTGCAAACGTAAAAGCAAATAGTTTAATTGCTTTAGACGTATTGAAAAGCGTAAAAGAAAAAAACGCGGGACTTTTCAAAACTTCTTTAGGGACAAAAACAGAAATTTACAAAAAAGAACTTTTTGAGGGTGCAAACGAAAAGCAAATCAAATCGTTACGCAAAAAGTTCAGAAATGTAACTTTCAATTTTCTTTCCACGATTGCAACAAATGCAGATAAAAAACTAATTGATGGATTTATAGATTTTTATAAACAAGTCTATGTTTTAAACGATTTTTCTTTTTCTTCGATTGCAAGCGAAAACACAAAAGAAGAAAAGAAAGAAATTTTAATAAAAGGTCTCGAAATAGTAAAAAAATCTTTGAAGTAAAAGAAAATCGGAGTAGGGAAATATTTCCCTACTCACTTAAAAATAAAAGTTATGATATTAAATATATTTTTATTTGTTGGTGTAACTTATTTAACAATTCAATGCTATAAAGATTTAAAAGAAATTTTGAAAGACGATAAAGAAACATTTAAAGATTGAAAGAAAGCAAAGGGACAAATAAAAATGTTTGTCCCTTACTTTTTATTTTTAAATGTTAAATTTAAGGGAACCGTACTCCCCATTTAGTACCAGGAAATTTTAGGCTTTCGCTATAAGAGGTACCTTGAAGGCAAATACTCATTTTAGTACCACAACTTTCGAAGCTTTCGCATTAAGGGCATGCCCAGATATCCCACACCACACATGCCCACCCAACACACAAAGAAACCAGAGAATAAAACATCCCTGGCTCTCATCCACCTTATCCCTCTGGTAGATTACAATATCAAAGTTCTTTCTATAAACCAAAAACTTATAAAGATATGGAAGAAAAAACATTATTCAAACTAGCACGTGCAATTACAGATACAGGTACAGATACTGTATCTTCAAAAGGTGGTACTGTAACCTACCGTATCACTTCCCTCAAAAGGAAACTGGTAAATGGCAAAGTAGTTTCAACCTCTACACCCTCTTGTACTTTGGGCTCAGCCTCCGTAAGTTGGGCTATTTGGGGAGGAGTTACCGTTGGAGATGGTTACTTAGATGTAAAAATTAACTATTCAGAAAATACTGGGTCCTCAAGGTCTACTACTCTGACATTTACCCAAAATGGGTCTAATAACAAAATCAATCTCACAGTAACTCAGGGATCCGGTGTTACCTATACTGGATACATAAAAAGGGTTTCAAACTCACTGCCTTTAGGTGGTAGTAAAGGTAATACTGCTCAAATCCTTGTGATGGCCTATTTAAATGGTAGTGATGGGTCTAAAAAGCCAGAAACTCCCCGTGTGGGTAGTGCTCCCGATTGGTGCTCAGTATCCGTTGCCTCAGTTGGTACTCTTGAGAACCATTACATGTTATCACTGACTGCTTTATCAAATAATAATACTGGAGCTAACCGTTCAGGGCATATCTTCTTAACCTGTGGGGATGCTAACCTTAGTATACCAGTAACTCAGAAGCCACAAATGGCTTCAACATTCACTCTCTCTGGATTGCCCACAGGTACAGGCTACTATCTCTTTGGCAGGGGAGCTAGGCCACAGAATACATCATCTCCAGATCAGACGTATATACAGGGTCTCTCAGCAACTGGTACTACTACTATGAAGATTCCATTCTATGCCAATGACTCAGAACCTGGTTCTCGAATAGAATGTACTACTGGAGATAAAGTAGCTGTATATACTAAATCAGGTGCTACCTGGATATCAGAGGGGTCATTTATAGTACCAAGTGCAGGAGGAACAGTATCAATCTAAAAACATTATATATTATGGAAAATAAAGTTCTTAAATTAGGGGGGGGGAGATCTACCCAAGATGTATATGCAGAAATAAGACAGGGAAACTCTGAGAGATGGACAATACAATCTCAAAAGCGTAAGTATGTAAATGGCAAATTGTCCGGGGTTATTGAAGTTGGTTATTCTGCTAGCATCAATACCCCGGACTATATTCTGGGGGAAGACAAGAGTAACAATGAGATTCAGATTACTGCACAAAATGACGGTACTTCTGGGCTTTGTGTACTTACACAAAATGAATCTGGTAATAAAATAAATCTACACCTTACTACTCCCGAAGAAAAAGAATATTGGGAAATACATTTTAATCCTATAACCATCAATGGAGTAGACACGAGTGTTTTTTTTAAGGCTACTACCAATATTAGGGGCGAAGGTGGATCTATGGTGATTGATGGTAACAGAAATAAGAATTGGATAGTAAATCAAAATAGATATGCTATTAATATCTATATTGCTCACCTGTACCCGGGAAATTTCGAAATGTTGTCTTGGTCCTGCCTTGATAAGAATGGTAATGCTTTTAGTCCTAGCTACAATTTACCAAGTAATTCATACTTTATAACAAAAACAACTGGATTGGGTTCCTATACTCTTACAAAAGTTTCAACTCCCTCTGCTAGCAGTGATACTCCTATACTCTCCAGTAGGTTTAACCCCACTAAAAAATATCCATTAGATTTGAATTTTTATTGGGCAGTTCCAACTTAATACCTGTATTAAGATAATATCCCAATTATAAAAGCAATTACCCAGAATATAAGAGCCAGGGTATATGCAACAGAATATCTATGCCAGGGATACCAGCAGGTAATATAAGAATCTACTTTTAGTATTTCTGGATGTTCTTCCTCGTATTTTTTATCCTCTTCTCTAGAACTGTATTTATGAAATACATAGAAAGGTAAGAATACGAGGAAGATTATTAGAGCAACTGGGAACAAGAGTAGGAGAAGAATCTCCCACCCTTGCATTGATGACCCAGCATAATTACCATCTCTGTCAAAAAAGTATCTCATAGTAATTTGTATTTTATGTATCTGATTAATAGATAAATTGGAAATAGAGGTAATACTATCCATACCGAGATGAATAAAACGAGAGAGTGTATTTTGTGAGTATAGGGTAAATAATCCAAACAAACCCTTACAAAAAATACAGTGAACGGTAAGCATACCAAATAAATTATTGCTAATACAGTAGTCATTGTTCTTTGAGGTATTTGTTAATAATCTTGGTAAGCTTCTTATCGAAATCAATCATCATATCAAAAGCATCGGTATCTTTCATACTTTTCATTTCCTTGTCAAGGAACTCTATGTTTCTCTTAATCGAGAAATAAGCCTTATATGCAAGGTAGGCTTTCTCATGTTCTTCTGTGAGAGGAAGAACATCTCCTTTTTGCCCATCCAACCTTGGATATGTATCATCAGGACCGAGAGTTCTTGCAACTTTTACCCGGTTACTGAGCATTGCAAATCCACCTTTCTTATCGATGGATTCTACTGTTACTTTCTCTGTGATGGGTCTTCCTGATAATACGAAGATAACTTCATCACCTTCTTTGAGCTTTTTAGCTTCTTTCTTTTCTTTTTTCATATCTATTTTATTTAGAAATTTTCTTTATGCAAATATACGAAATTATTCTTTATTTATTGCATTATCTATTTTATTTTTTATAAATTCATAGGCATTGCCCCGGTAATCCTCTAGCATTTTGTATTCCTGTGGAGATAGAAATATTCCGTTTACTTTAAAAGCATCTCTTAGATGCTCCGGTATAGTGCCCTGGTGAGTGATGTTATTATAACGGATGATGAAAAGTTTCTCTTTATCTTCATCTATAACACCAAGAGTGTTGACTGGTTGGAGTTTAGTTTGGTAAATTCCCCCAAAAGCAGAAGGTACCATTAAAATACTTCCCGGTATTCTAGTTATCCAATGGGAATAATCGGGAGTAATTACGGCAATTTTCTTCTCTTTTTCAAGTTCTTTATCATAAGCTAATCGATTAGACCAAAAAGCACATTGAAAACAAATTTGTTTTCTTGCCATAAGTTGGGGAATCTCTCTAGTTTCATCGAATTCCTCTAAATTAATTGGTTTGCCACATATCTGGCATTCATTTTTCTTGCCCATATTGCATTATTTTATAAGTTATATATGATAATAGAACCTCGAAACATCCTAAAAATGGGTTATAAGCAATACTTTTGTTACTAAAATTGAACCATTAAAACTGATAAGTTATGGATAAACTAACAAATGAAATGATTAAAGACCTTGCTATTCGCTTAGGTCTAGAACCTGCTCTATTGAAAGCTGTTCAATTGGTAGAAGCAGCAGGTAGAGATGGGTTTTTAGCTGATGGTAGGCCTCAAATTCTCTTTGAGGGTCACATTATGTACAAAGAAGTACATAAGAAATTCCCAGACAGAGATTTAGCTTACCTTTGTAAGAGATATTCTACGATTTTCTTCCCTAAATGGGATAAATCGAAGTACTTGGGAGGTGTACACGAGTACAAAAGACTCGAATTAGCCAAAGAAATTGACGAAGAATGTGCATTGAAGTCTGCAAGTTGGGGAATGTTCCAGATTATGGGTTTTAACCACCATCTTTGTGGGTGTAAAGATGTCTTCGAATTTGTTCACAAGGTGTCAGAATCTCATGCGAATCAACTAGAATTAATGTATCACTTCACGTATAATTCTGGTTGTTTGAAAGAACTCAAAGCAAAAGACTGGGCTGGCTTTGCCAGAAAATACAATGGTCCCGGGTATGCCCAGAATGCCTACGACCAAAAACTAAGAAATGCTTACGAAAACTTCAAAGATAAATTATGAAAAGATGTCATTTTAACAGCTGGGTAGCAAAAGTATTTCTTTTCCCTAGTTACAAAGCCATTACTCTGGTGTATAATTCATTCTTCAAACAAAAAGTAGAAGAGTGTAAACCTGATGATATCAATCATGAGTGTATTCATCAGGTACAACAGATTGAATGTAGTATAGTGGGTTTAGTACTTGGTATCATACTCTGGTTATCATTTGGTATATCCTTTTGGTGGGTAGTGGCTCTGACTTTTGGATTCTTCTACCTTTGGTATATCATCGAATATTTCATCATATTGTGCTTTGCCAAGTGGAATAAACAGAATGAAAGATACCATGATGTAAGTTTCGAAGAGGAAGCTCACAACAATGATAAGAATCTGAGTTACTTGGAAGACCGTAAGCCCTTTGCTTGGATTAAGTACATTAAATTGAGAAGCTACAAGAAATGAAGAAACTAAGGGTATTGGGAGTGTGCGCTGGACAGGGTGCACTCCTGTTCCCTTTTAAGAAGAATTTGTTAGGGAACATAGAGATAAGGGGAGTATTCCACACTCCAGGCGAAGAACAATGGAAATTAAATTTTGGAGATATACCGTTCTATAAGGGCTTTTGTTTACAAGAATTTGATGAGAAAGTAGACATAATTATATCAAGCCCGGATTGTGGCGCATCTTCAGTAATGAGGTTATCTAAAGTAAAAGAATTGGGCAATCCAAAGGATAATCGTAGTCTCAATCTAGTAATTGCATCAATACTCGAATATAAACCTAAGATATTTCTTATAGAAAATCTACCAAGACTGCTATCCTTGCTTCCCAAGGATTTTTTTGAGGAAACCTTTAAGGACTATAAACTTATTTTTCATGAAAGATCCGTTTCTGATTATGGGAATTCTCAGGTATCCAGGAAGCGTTTAGTTATCATTGGAGTACATAAAAAGACCGGTAAGAAATACTTAGATGCTTTTAATGAAGTATTTCAAGTAAAAAACCCAACAACTACTAGAAATCTACTTAAACCACTCACATTCTCTCAGGAAAATAATACTAACCAAATCCCATTTATGAGTAAGACTCTGGCAATGTATGATTATCGAAAGCTTCCTGAGAAGAAAAATCTCACTGTTGCAAAGATACATCGACTTTGGGTTAGAGATTTCAAAGATGAGAAGAAATGGCCTATCAAAACGGCAAAGATGAGTACTCTCCCGGGAGTATACAGATTAGAGTATGATAAACCCCCCTTAACTCTTAGACCTGCAGATAGGCAATTCAGACCTGATGGGTATCCTTTGGGGATTGAGGATTTCAAGGCAATTATGGGATTCCCAAAGAAATTTAAAATTTACCTTCACAAGAATGGAGATACCTTCGAGGGTGATTTTAAGGATTACCATTATTGGCTTAACAAGGCAAGGTACACAATTGCCAAGGGATCGGTTTATGAGGTAGGATTATGGTTCAAGGGTTGCCTCAAAAAGGTAAATACCAAGAAACATTGAGTTTCAGCTTTATATATAAAGTCTTATATATAAGTTTCTGGGGTGCCTTGAAATATATAGATATATAATATACTACGTATATATATCTATATATTTATCTGCGTATATATAGCTATTCATATATCATATCGTAAGTAGTATATTTGGATATTATCTCACTTCGTTCGATAAAGGTAATCGCTTAGCGATTACCGAATAGATAGTATCATTAAAGCGTACGAACTTCCTAAATTTTTAAACCATGAAGAATTTAAAGAATGCCTTGTTTATTGTACTTCTAGGATTTACTATTTACCTTTGCTTCAGGAATTATAAACTTTCTCGAGAGGTTGATTCCCTGGAACTAGCGGTCAATGAAATCCCAGATACAGTATACAAAGACAAACCTTTCAAACCAGAGAAGAAGTATTCTGAAGAAATTGAACCAGGTAAAATCTTAGTTTACGATAATAGTTACGATAATAGGCAGCCAACTCTCTTTCCTGATTCCATGCTAAGGCTGCCAGCTATCAGTAAACAAGATTCCCTGGTTCAAATTGTTTTGAAGAAAGATAAGTTGAACTTGAGTCTATTCAATAAACAGACTGGAACCTATTCAACTAGATTGTTCAAAATTAACTTAGATAAGTACAACTATAACTGGTATGAAGGTCAATTAACTCGAAAGAAAGTTGCAAGGTTATCACTTAGTCCATACGTTTATGGCAAATACAGACCTTTCAATAATCTCTTCGATATGGGAGCTGGTCTTTCAATCAAGACTAAGAGATTTAATTACAAATTCGGAGTCAATACCTTTTACTACCCGAAGATAAAATCTGGTATAGGTACTGACATCGAATTTCAAATAACGTATAACTTTTAAGTAATGGCAAAGACTATCTCAGAAACTAGAACTACATTAACTCGGGAGGAGCTATCAAACCTATCCCGAGTTTCTAGTGATGTTTTCTTTTTTAGCCTTTTTTGCTATGTGATACATCCAGTAAGAGGAAAGGTAAGATTTGATTTATACCCATTTCAGAAATCAGTTCTCTACAATTTCATTGCCCAACGATTCAATATCATTCTCAAATTCCGTCAGGCAGGAATTACAGAACTTATTTCTATGTACTGTCTTTGGTTGGCGATGTACCATCCCAACAAAAAGATAAACATTATCTCTATCAAAGACACAACTGCTAAGAAGGTGCTTAAGAAGATTAAGTTCATGTACAAGAATCTTCCATGGTACCTTCAAACTCCCATAATCAATGGTAGAGCTGGAGAATACGGTTCTGCTTCCATGATAGAATTTGATAATGGGTCATTTATTGAATCAATTCCGACATCATCCGAAGCCGGTCGTTCGGAATCTCTTTCCCTTTTGGTAATTGACGAGGCAGCAGTAGTTAGATGGGCTGCTCAAATTTGGGCTGCTGCTTTTCCTACTCTTTCCACTGGTGGAGCTGCCATCGTCAATTCCACTCCTTATGGAGTTGGTAACTTTTATCATTCAACTTGGGTAGATGCCATTGCTGGAGGTAACCCCTTCAATCCCATTCGATTATACTGGCAGATGCACCCGGAACGAGATATAAATTGGTATAACCAAATGTCTTCTGCTTTGGGTGCAAAACGAACAGCACAAGAAATAGACGGTGACTTCTTGTCATCAGGTAATACAGTCTTCGATTTAGCTGATATTAAGGCTATCGAAGACTGCCTTAGTGATTATCCAGTAATAAAGAAAAGATTCAATGGTCAATACAGGCAATTCTGTGAACCGGAATCTGATAAAGAATATTTCATTGGTGCTGACGTTGCAACTGGTAGAGCTTCTGACTACTCTTCATTTACTTGTATGGATAAGCTAGGAGAAGAACAAGTAGTATATAAGGGAAGAATGGCAGTGGGAGCTTATGCTAAGTTACTTGGTGATACTGGGAAGTTGTTTAACTGGGCAATAATAGCTCCAGAATCCAATGACGTTGGTTTATCAGTAACTTCTAAGCTTCAAGATGAAGGCTACCCTAACCTTTACTACTACCAGAAGATGCTAAAGAAAAAAGGTAAAAGTAGACCTGAAATGGATAAATCCCCTGGTTGGTTAACCACCCAAAAGAATCGTTCAGTGATAATAGAAAACTTAGAAGAAGATATTCGATTAGATCGCGTAACCATTAAGGACCCATTCTTTGTACAAGAAGCTTATACTTTCATCTATGATGGTTTAGGTAGACCTGTTGCAATGGGTAAACATAGGGCTAACAATTCAGCGGTAGACGTAGACCTTGAAGGAGATGTATATGCCGATGATGATATCTTTGGAAAAGCAATATGTAATCACATAAGGAAAGGAAAAACTAACGTAATCGTACAACCAAGATGAAAAAGTACTTCAATTTTAGTTGGGGTTGGGGACGTAAGAAGGACCCTCTCAAGAATGGTACATCCTCTAATAAAGAGGAGAAGCCTGCCACATCGATTTCGCCTGGTAGGGTTTCAGTTGACGATGATAGCGATAACTTAATTACATCATTACAAGGGTTGACTAAATTAGTTGAACCCTCTTTTCGTGTTGATGTGATACCTTTAATTCGGGATTTATATAAAGTAAATCCTGATATGGGCATCGCATTGCAAGATATGTTTAAGTTAGCTAACACCAGTCATACAGTAACTTTCCCTAATAATACCGATGAAGAGGCTTCAAAGATGAGAGAACATCTTAAGAAAGCCACCAAGGGATGGACCAGATATACTGCTGGTATAGATGGTTTAGTTAATAAAATGATTGTTCAACTTCTTGTAAGTGGGGCAATATCTGTAGAAGGCGTACCAAATGACAAGCTTGATGGATTGGCTACTGTATTATTCCTTAAACCAGAGCATATCAAGTTTAAACGGGAATTAAATGGGGTGTATGCTCCTTACCAAAAGAATATAAATTTCTTTGTTAAGCAACAAGATTACATTAAGCTTAACCCAGAAACCTACTTCTATGTTGGTATGTTCAATGATACCGATGAACCTTATGGAGTTCCTCCATTTATGCCTGCATTGGATTCTCTCAAGGGTCAGAATGATATGAAGGTTAACTTCAAACATATCATGGAGATTTGTGGTATGGTTGGTTTCTTAGAAGCTAAGATGCAGAAATCTCCACAAAGGCCAAATGAGAGTATCAAATCTTATGAATCCAGATTATATCATGAACTCAATATCCTCAAACGTAATGTTAAAGAGGGTATGAAGGATGGGGTAGTTGCTGGTTACATAGATGACCATGAATTCAAACTCAACTCTACTACTAAGGAGCTCGGTAATATCGAGAAGCCTTGGAATATGAACCAACAATCTGTAGCAAATGGGTTGGGAGTTAATGGCTCTATCATTGGGGTATCATCTACTACTGGTGAAGGTGCAACGGGTATAATGCTGTCTAAGATGATTAGCCAGTTAAAAAATATCCAAATGCTTGTAGCTTATGTATTGGACCGACTTTATTCTCTAGAACTGCGTTTGGCAGGATTTAATAATAAGGGAATGAAGATTGATTGGGGAACTTCTACAGTTTCTGATGAAGTTAAAATCCAACAAGGTCTTCAGTATAAGATACAGAACCTTGACTTATTGTATAAGGCTGGTATCATTAGTCAAGAGCAATATGCTTGGGCAATGGGTTATGATTCTCCTGATGAGAAAGAACCAAGAGTTTCACTTGAGGACCAATTTGCTAAGGGAGGTAATATAGACCCACAAGAAGGAACTAAGAAGAAACAAAGGCAAGATGATAAAAACCAATCTGCTCGTAGGTCAAGAGATAAGAATAACCCGGCTCCTTCTCGAGGAGACCAAAATACTAAAGCAAGATGAGTAAATTTACAAAGAAAAACAAAGAGCATCTTGATTCTATGGTGATAGGTCAAGGCCATACCATTATGGCTGGGTATATCCCAGAAGCAGTGGGAGCCAAGGCTTTCTCAGAGAATTATTACAAATGGAAAAATCCTACACCGGATTCCATTGCTCAATTTGGGTTTTGGGGAGGGGATATAGATTATAATACTTACTACCCCAACCTAGACAAATCGGAACTAACTCCTAAGGACGAAGAGTTTATCGAACCAATGTTCAGATTACTTTCAGAAACGATTGTATCTAAGAATTGGAACCCGACAGACTTTGGTCAGAATGGAGTACTAAAGGCTTCTATGAAGATGTTGCTTGGTCAAACAGTAAACTGTGACCATGAAACCAACATCGGTAATGCTATTGGTGCTGTATCACAAGTAATGTGGCAGGAATCCTATAAAGACGGTAGCTTTACTATACCCGCTGGTATCAACGGTATTCTGAAAATCGATGGTAAGGCAAACCCAAGAATTGCTAGAGGCATCCTTATGGAACCTCCTTCAATTCATAGTAATTCAGTTACTGTACAATTTAAGTGGGATAAATCCCATCCCCAAATGGAAGATAACGAATTTTATCAGAAACTGGGTACTTATGACTCTAAGGGAGTTATGGTACGTAGAATTGTTACTGAAATTGTTCGTTACCTTGAGACCTCACTAGTTTCACATGGGGCTGATTCATTTGCCCAGAAAATTGGTTCGGATGGTAAAATCATTAACCCAACTTTTGCCAAAAGAACTTGGGCATCCTATGAAGAATATAGGGATGATAAATCGAAGCAATACTTCTTTACTGATTACAAATCGGATTTAACATCATATCAAGAAAAGGACGATACTCAGGGTTCTTTTAATGATAATGATGCCAAGGATAATCATTCAAATAAAAATAACATGAACGAAGAATTACTAAAATTTCTTGAAAGCCTTTTTGGGGATAACATGCTTACCCTGGAAGAAGGTAAAGAGATGAATCAGGAAAATGTAATTGCCTGCATTCAGACTTTGGTATCATCCAGAAACGAATTGCAAACTTCGGTAGATAATCTTACTACAGAGAAAACTTCTCTTACGGAACAGATTACCAACTTGAATGCCGAAGTAGCTAACTTGAAGGAAATGGCAACCGTAGGAAAGAATCACATTGCTTCTCTACGTGAAAATGCCGTAGAAACCTACAAGAAGTTGATGGGTGATAAGGTAGATGAGACAATCGTTACGATGCTCAATGCCGAGACTACTGGTATTACTACTCTTATTTCCTTGACCAAGGATTACCAAGCTCGCTTGGAAGAGAAGTTCCCTCTCACTTGCTCAAAATGTGGTTCTAAGGACGTCAACCGTGCTTCCTCAATTGCTGAGGATGATACCGAGGGTAAAACTGGAACCCAGGGTACTGATACCCAACGGAATTCAGAATCTCCGAGTACTAAGAATGTAATCGATAACTTGTATCGAAACAAAATCAAATAACTAATATAAATAATCCGCGTTATGGAAAAAACTAAAATCGTAAACGACCCTCAGCAACTTACTCTCTTTGGGGAAAGAACCCCGAGAGCGGTGATTTACAAAAGTGAGTCACACAAATTGCACCAGGCTTTCAATGTTAAAGCTGGAGAGAAAATCGTACAGGGTATGCCAGTGGCTTTGAATGAAGAAGGTTTGATTTACCCTTGCACTGATACAGCTACTCAAGTTTATTTGGGTGTAGCAGTAACGGATAACGTTAACCCTGCTTATCAACCTCAAAGAAATTTCCCGGTAGAGGTAACAGTAGCTATGGAAGGTTACATGATTTGTAACTGGGTATCAAACGAAAATATCGAAGCTGGCTATGTAACTCCCGATGGAGAATTGCTTAACGATAGATTCGTAAAAGCTAACCAAGCAACTTCAACCCAGTTCATTGCCCTTAATCCAGCAGAAGAGGCAAATGAGGTAATTCAAGTACTCATCAAATAAGAGAAAAGAAATTATGGAAAATAAAATAGATATTACAAAGTTGAAGGCTCAGGATTTTATGAATGAGCTGCCGGAAATGGTAAGAAGCTTGGAAGCTGTTCGTTCCGGTTCACAGGACAAGAAGCCTGTAGAGGTAACTTTTGGAGAATTGGTTACCGGTAAATGGGGTATTTCAGAAGATGAACTTTTTGAAAAGATGGGCATCAATCCAAAAGTGGACACGATGCAGAACATCTTTACAATGCCTCAACAGAATATTCGTTGGATTGTTCCGGAAATTATCCGTGCTGCTATCACATTGGGTATGCGCCAGGCTCCGTTCTATCCAAATATCATTGCATCTGACCAACCAATCAATGGTTTACAAGCAATCATGCCGATGGTTAACATGTCGGATGCTGCCCCTGCAAAGGTTAATGAGGCAGAAACTATCCCATTGGGTGATGTTAGCTTCGGACAGAAATCAGTTAGCCTCTTCAAAATCGGAAAAGGTTTCAAACTTACTGATGAAGTTCGTAACTATGTTTCACTCGATGTCTTGGGAATCTATCTTCGTGACTTTGGTGTTCAGTTGGGTTATGCTTTGGATACTCTGGCTATGGACGTGGCTATCAATGGTAACAACCCTGATGGCTCTGAGTCTGCCCCGGTAATCGGTGTATACGAAACAACTAATGGTATCACTTACAAAGACCTTCTGCATATTTGGGTACGTGCTGCTCGTATGGGACGTAACTTCCAAACTATGATTGGTGGTGAAGACCAGGCAATCGAAATGCTGAACTTGCCGGAATTCAAGGATCGTCACTCTGGTACTACAGAAGCTACCCTGAATGTTAAGTCTCCTGTTCCCAAGAATGCTGACTTCTACATTCACCCGGGTACACCCGACCAACAGTTGCTGTTGATTGATACATCTGCTGCCTTGATTAAGCTTACTGCTCGTCAGTTGATGCTTGAATCTGAAAGAATCGTTTCTAACCAGACTCAGGCAATCTATGCAAGCTTGACTACTGGCTTCTCTAAGATGTACCAGGATGCAACTCTGTTGCTGGCTGCTGACAAGAAGTTCTCAGAATTCGGTTTCCCCGAGTTCATGAACGTAGACCCATATTTGATGGTTAACCTAGAATAATAAGGGACGTCCGGTTTCATCTATATAAATTCCCTGAGAGGGTAGGTAACTAAAAAGACCTATCCTCTCTTTAATCAATCATTTTTAAATCTTAGGAAATATGGCTAAAGATAAATATACAGTAACTGTGGGACCAAGAGCTTACAGTTTTCATGACCAATCAACTGGTATTACCGTTTGTAGAGGAGAAGACAAGGAACTCTCTCGTCGTCAATTCCGTGCACCAAAGATTCAGAAGGCAATTGCCTCTGGCCATTTGATTATCATTGCTGATAAATCAGAAATCGAAAAGTATTCAGAGGCCGACATCGAAAAGTTGGATAAGAGACTGAATGCTCAGTTCAAGAAAGGCATGACTCTTGAAAAACTTGCAAAGGGCTATTCCCTGGAAGAACTGAAACTGGTAGCAGGTCTTCATGAAATCGTTGCCGAGAAAGATGATACAGTAGAAACAATTCTTCAGGCTTTGCTGGAAGAATTCGAATCCTCTTCTAAAGGGTAATATATGAAAATTACATAAGACAGACTAATATGAATAACAATCTGGACTTTTTGTACGTTACGTCAGGTCTGGAAGTTTCATTCAGAGTCATATCCAAAGTCCCGGCCAAATCCATTTTTGACTGGGACTTTGGCGATGATAAGGGAGAGGTTTTCAATGGTGGAAGACATGTTTCCTATTCTTATGAAACTCCCGGTTTCTATACAGTAACCCTACATGTAACCAACTCTAATGGTTTAGATATCACCGTAGATAAGACTCTGGTAGTTTGTGATTATGGTCATACGGCATTAGCCGATACAATATATAACTTAATCGACCACTATATTCCTTCAGAGATATCAGAGGGAATGACCAGGGAAGATAAATCTATCTACATCACCAAATGGCAATATTATATTGGTCCTCTAGTAAATCACCAAATTCCTGCAGATAAGTATACTGATGAATTATGGTATGAAGCACTAGAAAACCAATTAATAATGGAATTGGCAGCATGGGACTTTCTCAATGTGAAGATACTTAATCTATTAACGAGTACTTCCGAATACTTAAGTCAATTAACCTCTACCAAAGAACAAACTGGTGATGGTACTTCTAAACCTGAACTTGCCCGAGGTGATAGGATTAAACAAATCACTACTGGGCCTACTGAAGTGCAATATTATGATACCTTGGCAGATGCTACAAGTTCCCTATGGAAAACACTTTCTCAAGCAATGCAACCAGGTGGATTAATAGATGAATTAAGGAAGAATCTTTGTATGTTAGCTTCACGATTGGAAATCTACTTACCGTTCTGTGATGAAGTATTTAGAACCGTAGTCCCAAAAGTAGTTAACAGAAGGCAACCTGGAGTATTAGATGGGCCAAATCCAAGTGCTCCAGTGAAAGGTGGTAAGAAATCAATTCTAACTAAGTTATGACAAAAGAACCCTGGAGAATGGTAAAGAACCGCTCTTGGGATAGATACAAGAAAATTATCACTGACTTCTTAGATTGGGATGCTGGTAGGCAATCCATAACCTGGGCCAAACATGTTAATCAGCTTCTCAGTCATGCCGAAGACAGTATACCTAAATATTATAACATCCAAATCGAAGCATTGTGTTACTACAATGCTTTCAGAAACTGGCCTATCAATAAGGCAACTATTTCAGGAGAATTGGATGATGAAAACTTATCAATACTAATTTCTAAATCTTATATAGAACAAATCGGTTATCTTACACCGGAAGGTTATTGGGATTTTAATTGGGAACAAGATAGGTTTGTAATTAATGGTATAACGTATAAGCCTTCTGGAGATACTCAGACTGCTCAGGCAAAGGATGAGGCTTTAGTTTTCATGATTATCCTAAAGAGAGACCGAGATACCAAAGTTGAATTTGTAGAATAAAAATAAAGTATATGGCAAAGATGTTAGTACTGAGGTGGACACCAATTACTACAAACAGTGGAATTTGGTTTGATAGTAATCGGGTTATCCTCAATGGTACCTCTGGAGTTCATATTGAAATGAAAGGTAATGGCAATGATGTAACGGCATTTCAATCGATGACCGGAAACAAATTTGTCACCTGCTTTCAAGATTACTTCGGGGATATCTGGGATAAAATAATACCTCATCCTGGTATAGGCCAGGTAATAAAGTTCCGTGTAAATAGGCTTCCTGATTATGCTTGCATACGGGGAGATATTGAGGACGGTGGAGATGTAGACCCAGAAAATCCGGATGTACCAATGAATGCCTTCTGTGGTTCAGAGGGAGAACCATTCAGGGATATCGATTCTGAATTCTTACTGGGTCGTCAACGTGCAGTAATTAATCCTTAAATTTTATAAAATATGTATGTAAGTAAGTATTATACCTGCGAAGAAATAGACCAGCGGTTATTACAGGGTTACTATGATGACTTTGTTAAAGCTGGCTTTGGAGGAACTATAAATGAGTTCTGGGCCTTCGTACTTTCTATCAAGAATAAGGTAGATAAGAAAGAAGGATACGACTTATCGAAAAATGATTTTACAGATGAGTTGAAGGCTAAACTTGATGGCATCGAAGAACATGCAAATTATATCACTAAAGTTTCTCAGCTTGAGAATGATTTGAAATATCAAACTGAGGAAGAAGTTAAACAGATGATTAGTGATTTGGTTGATGGTGCTGATGATGCCCTTGATACTCTTAAAGAGTTGGCAGAAGCATTGGGTAATGACCCCAACTTTGCAACTACTATCACTAATAAATTAACCGACCTTCGTACTGCTTTAACCGAAGAGGTTAATCGTGCTAAGGAAGCCGAAGCTGCCCTGGGTGCTGAAGTAGCTGCAGTTCAGGATAACCTAGAATATGGGTTAGACCAAATCAATAAGAAGATTGATACCGTTAAGGCAGACTTAAAAGCTGAAATCGACCGAGTTGAGAAGAAGGTAGATAAGAATGCTGAAGACATCAAAGACCTTGAAGATAAGGTAAATCAAGATAAGGGTGAACTTGAGAAAGAACTCAAGGACCTTATTCAAAAGGAAAAAGATGAACGTATCGCTGCCGATAATGAGATTAAGGAAAGTGTAAATAACCTTAAGACTCTTCATATCAATGATAAGGCTTCACTCGAGGCAAAGATTGCCGAAGAAACTGCAAATCGTACAAATGCAGATACTGTACTGGATTCTAAGATTAACGAGGAAATCACTAATCGTCAGGCTGATACTTTAGCTCTTCAAGGTAAAATTGACCAAGAGAAGGTAGACCGTCATTCTGAGGACCAAGTTCTTCATAATGAAATCTCTAAAGAGGTAACAGACCGTACCAATGCAGACAATGCTCTTCAAGGTAAAATTGACCAAGAAGCTCAAGCACGTACTGCTGCAGATCAGATATTACAGAACAATATAGATTCAGAGGCTACTGCTCGTGCTGCTCAGGATTTAGTTCTCGAACATAAAATTGAGGATATAAAAGAGCAGGGTGTAGAAGACAAAGAACAATTACTTAATGCCATTGCTGCCGAGGCTGCTGCTAGAGAAAAAGGGGATAAAGACCTTGATGCTAAGAAGGTAGATAAACGTGAAGGTTATTCTTTGACTAAGAATGACTTTACTGATATCCTCAAAGCTAAACTTGATGGCATCGAAGAAAAGGCAAACTATATTACCCATCTCTCTCAGCTTATCAATGATGCCGGTTTCCAAACTGAAGAGGAAGTAAATGCGGCTATCCAAAAGATTATTGGTTCAGCACCTGAAGTACTTGATACTCTTAAGGAAATTGCTGATGCCCTTGGAAATGACCCCAACTTTGCAACTACTATCACTAGGAAGTTGGCTGCAATTACAGAACAGGTTAACCAAGAAATCGAAGACCGTATTGCAGGGGATGAGGCAAACAGTGCTGAAGTAGCTGCTGAAGTTCAAGCTCGTAAGGATGCAGATACTGCCCTTGAAACTAAACTGAAAGAATACGTAGACAATAAGTCTGCTACTGGAGATGCTGCACTCGGAGTTGTAAGAGATAACCTTAATAAGGAAATCCAAGACCGTAAAGATGCCGATGCAGTAATTCAGGCTAACTTGGATAAGGAGATTGCCGAAAGAAAGACTGCTGATGAAGCATATACTCAAAGTCTGGCTAACGTTAACCAGCGTATCTCAGACTTGGCTTTGAGTATGCAAGAGTCTATCAATACTTTGCGTAATGAGCTTACTGAGCAGGTAAATGCCAATACTACGGCAATCGCTACTAACCAACATAATATCGAAAGAAATTCAGAGGCAATCACAAACTTAACTAAGACTGTAGGGGATAACTACAAGGAAGTTAAGGATATGATTAACGAGGAAATAGTTGACCGTACCAATGCTGATAGTGCTTTGAGTTCTCGTATCGATACTCTCAATATTGACCTTAATACTGAGAGTGTAGAAAGAAAAGCTGCAGACCAAGTTCTTCAGGTAAATTTGGATAAAGAAGTAGCAGACCGTACTGCAGCCGATAAAGCCTTGAGTACTGAGTTTACGGCTAAATTGGATAATGCTAAGCAGGCTTTGGAATCTGAGGTAGCTAGCCTTAATACTAAGCTTGAACAAGAAAAGGAAAACCGTATTGCTGGTGATAATGCTTTGGGAGTTCGTATTGATTCTCTAGAGGCAGGTAATACCGATGCTATGAATGAATTAAAAGCAAAGGTAAATGCTAATACTACTGCTATTAATGCAGAGAAAGACCGAGCAATTGCCCAAGAGACTTCACTTGAGGCAAAGATTGATACCAACCTTCAGAACCATAAAGATGATATGGCGGGTATCAACCAAAATATACTTACCGAAAAGAATGACCGCTTAGCTGGTGATACCGAGTTGCAGAATAATATCGATAAGGAAGCTACAGAACGTGCTAACCAAGATACCCTTATTAATAATGCTATTGCTCAGGAAAAAGCAGATCGAATTGCTGCTGACCAGGCAATGGATGGAAAGAAGGTAGATAAGGTAGACGGTAAAGTACTTTCTTCAAATGACTTCACTGACTTGCTATATGCCAAGTTGGATGGCATCGAAGAACATGCAAATTACATCACTAAGGTATCTGAGTTATTAAACGATTCAGATTTCCAGAGTGCTGAACAAGTAGAGGCAGCTATCCAAAAGATTATTGGTTCAGCTCCTGAAGTATTGGACACTTTGGCAGAGATTGCTAAGGCTCTCGGTGATGATCCCAACTTTGCAGCAACTATGACTACTAAGCTTACAGAGTTGGAGAATAAGCTTGAAGCCGAAAAGAACTTACGAGAACAGGGAGATAATACTTTACAACAATCATTCACTAACCTGAGTAATACTCTTACTACTACGGTAAATGAGCTGAGAACTTTTGTAAGTGAAACTCGTACAGAGTTATTAACTTCTCTGAATGCTACCAATGCTTTGGTAAACCAGAACTCGGCAAATATCCAACGTAACTTGGAATTAATCCAGGGTATTCAAGATAACATTAATGGTAATTACACGGCCATCAAGGATTTGTTGGAAAGTGAAATTGCTGCTCGTAAATCTGAAGATATCCGATTGGAGGCAAAGATTGACCAGAATACCTCTGATCTCAACACGGAAAGAGAAGAAAGAATTGCTGCTGATAAAGTTCTTCAAGATAATATCGATGCAGAGGAAGCTGCTCGTATCGCAGAAGATAAGAAAATCAATGCTCGTATTGATAAAGAAATCCAAGATAGGACTGATGCAGATACTGCTCTGGATAACAAGTTCACGTCAATTACCAATGACCATGAGGAAAGACTGGTAGCTGAAGAAGGTACCTCTGATGCTTTGCCTGATACTATGGTTACGGATGTAAGTGCCATAACTCGTAATGATACTCAACTTACATTCAAAGTAAAAACTTCTACTAAGGACCAGGAAAATAACCAGTACGGTGATGAGGTAGAGGCAACCAAAAACCTTTTACCCGTTACCCAAACTCTTGCAGGAGTTATGTCTGCAGCAGACAAGGTTAAGCTTGATGGCTTAGACCCCAATGCTATTACAGAAATCTCAGCAGCATCCGATGCCGATAAGGTTACAGTAACCATAACTAAGGACAATGGGTTGAATGATGACACTACTGAAACTTTCGATTTACCGGTAGTATCGGCAGATAAGGCTGGTACTATGACTGCGAAAGATAAGGTAGAATTGGACAGAATCAATACCGCTAACTTTGCTTTGGGTGCCGTTACTCCTAACGAAACCACAGTGGGAATTGCTGCTACTAAGACTAATGTTGAAGATGGTACTACAGTTCAGAACCCAATTACTTTGCCTTCATCAACTCCCGAAAAGGCTGGTGTACAATCAGCTGCCGATAAGAAGTTGTTCGATTCTCTTCCTCCAAAGTTTTTAAGTTATCATCGCAATTCAGTACCCTATGCGGAACATGTAGACCTTGTTTCTCAACCTTCAGTAAAGAATGAAGAGACGGGTATTTATGAAACGAAGGGGACAGATAATATTTCCATACCTAAGGCAACTAAGGAAAAGGCCGGTGTAATGACCGCTGCTGATAAGGTAAATCTTGATGAGACCTTACCAGATGCTATTGCTCAAGAGGTTCAAGACCGCAAGGATGCAATCGAGGCTTTAGGTAATGAATCTACAGCTGCCCTGAACAAAGAAATCCAAGACCGTAAAGATGCAGATACTGCTCTTGATACCAAGTTCACTAAAGCAGTAGCTGATGAAGCAAAAGCTCGTACGGATGCCGACACTGCATTGGGTGCAAGGATTGATAAAGAGATTGCTGATAGAACTGCGGCAGACACTGCCCTTGATACTAAACTGCAGAATAACATTAACACTCTAGAAGCTAAGCATGATGCCTTTGTAGCAACTAAGGGTAAGGCTGATGGCTTTGCTCCATTGGATGGGAATGGGTTAGTACCTGCTAACCATTTGCCTTCATATGTAGACGATGTACTTGAAGTATATGCTACCTATGATGTAAGCCCCACTGGAGGTCTTACTAATGTTCAATTGTATACGGATGCAGGTCACCAAACTCCCGTAGTTGGAGAATCTGGTAAGATTTATATAAATGTTGCCGATGGTGAACCTCCATACCAATTCCGTTGGTCAGGTACTAAATTCGTAGACAGTAATACTTCGTCTCTTATCATTGGGGAAATCGCAGGTACTGCTTTCGAAGGTAGTAGAGGTAAGCATCTTGAGGATGTGGTATCTAGCATGCCTAAAAATTTAATTAGTAAGGTTTCAATAGTTAACAAAAATAAGCGTAATGTTATTATCTTATGTAACTATTCTGCTACTGATGGTCAAGGGCATTACATTGATAATCCCGATGGGATGGTAATCCCTCTAACTCCAGCCACTACTCAAGAAGCTGGTCTGATGGATGCCGATAGTGTAATAAAGCTTAATCAAACCTTACCAGATGCTATTGAAGCTGAACAAGAGGCCCGTATTGCAAAAGATAATGAGCATGATACCTTTAATAGTTCTCTTCCAGGAATTATTCTTACTGGATTCACTCTTACCCATAATTCAACTAATGTAAGAGCTACTCTTAATAATAAAACTAAGAGTGCAGATGGTAAGACTTATGAAGGTGCTATAGATTTAATTAGAGATATACTTGCAGCAACTAAGACTACTGCAGGTGTAATGACTGCAGCAGATAAGACTAACTTGGATAATACCGTACAGGGGTTGGCAAATGAGATTACCAATAGAACTAATGCTATCAATGCTCTTCGTACAGAATTAAAAACCTATATTGATAATCAAATCTCCGATACAGGTTCAGATGTAACTGCATTGGAAACTAAGGTAAATAACCATATTGCCAATAAATCTAATCCTCATGGAGTTACCAAATCCCAGGTTGGTTTGGGTAATGCTTCCAATACTTCGGATTCAAATAAGCCAGTATCTACTGCTCAGGCTGCTGCTATTGCCGATGCTAAGGCTGCAGGTACTGCTGCTCAAACCTCTATCAATAACCATGCAGGTAGAAAGGATAATCCTCATACAGTAACTAGAGCTCAATTGGGATTGGCAACTACCGACCAGGTAGTATTTGCTAAGACCACGGCTCCTTCTGGTTTCTTCAAAGAATCTTCAGATGTTCGACTCAAATCTAACATTAAGGATTTGAATCATACTCTGGAACAGATTTGCCAGATACCAACCAAGTCATTCGAAATGCTTGGTAAAGAGGACGAGGGAACTATTGCTCAGAACCTCGAGGGCTTAGGCTTTGGTAAATATGTAGAGGAAGTTCCAGTAGAGAAATCTACAGTACCTAATCCAGAGGAATTCGAAACTTTGGAAATCAATGGGGAAGAGTATGTACTCGTAAAACAAGTTAAATATCACAAGATGTCAACTTTGGCAATCGAGGGTGTTAAACTTCTTTACGATGAGATTAAGGCTTTGAAGGCTGAGATTCAAGAACTTAAAAATAAATAATCATGGGAGAGATAGCAACCTGGAGTGCTGTCAAAACTAAAGTAGGCCTTGGTAAGACAGGAAATGACTGCCCTACCAAGGCTGAATTGTTAGCACTCTCCTCGACAGGAACCGGGGAGAATTATGTGGGGTTGGAACTATCCAATGCCAGTTCCTATGGAAACAACGAATGTGTAAAGTTGGAAGATATACACAAGGTAACCTATAAGTATACATTTACTTCTCGATACAGTAGTATAAGTTTTGATGCTTTGGGTAACCCCAGTTCTTCTAATCAAGGCTTTGGTTTTATTTCTACGAAACAGAAATATTGGGATGGAATAGCTAATGGGGCTGAAGTTACGGTAAATTATATTATTAGTAATACACCCACATGGGTAACTAATAACAGTAATCCAGTACCTCCTTGGACTGCTTCAGAGAATCTGGGATTAACCTCTCGGTCAGATTCCAATACTCTTGTTACACAGAGCGAATCTGGTAAAACTTTTAAAGTAACTTTTACTCAAGCTGCAGCTTCTCAATCTTGGAGTTATGGGTTTAGTGTAAACCCCACTTCTATGTCTTTTGGGGCAACTGGAGGTACTAAAACTTTCACGGTAACTTCATACAAGCAAGAATTAAGAAATGGCCATAATTATGGTAACCAGATTTCTTTAACTTATACTAGAGCTAATGGAGGAAGTATATCCGGTACCGGTACTTCAGTAACTATGGATAATAATACTTCTACCAGTACTCGTAGTGGTACCGTAACTTTAACCCAAGCTGAAACAGGGAAGAAGTTAACCCTATCTTGTTCTCAGTCGGCAGGTTATAGGACTTACAGTGAGATTACAGCAAGTGGAGGAAGTGTATCCGATATACCTGCAAGTGGAGGAAGTAGAAGTTCATTCTCAAGTATGCCCTCATATTCTCAAACTTGGGGATGGAATGGTTCTACAACTGGAGGTGGCACAATTACAAGCGGTGCTAGCATTAGTTATGGTACTGCAGTTAGTGCAGGTTCTTTGGGAACTACGGTTAAATCTAGAACCCAGGTAGGAACCCTTACTGGTACCCTATCATTAAATGGTAAAACTAAATCGGTAAGTGTACCAGTATACCAATCAGCAAATGAATTTACTGGGTATACTTATGGCTCTTGGAGTGTAAGCTTAACTGCAAGTTCTTATACTATCGGTAATACTGGAGGTAGTGTAACTTTGTACCCAAGTGCTAGTAGACCAAGATATGCGAATTATACTTCGGGTTCAAATACAAGGGATGGCTCTGATAGTGCTGACCCATCCTTAAGTACCAATGGTATTTCGGGTTTTACATTATCTGGGACTACCCTTACTGCTTCTTCAAACAGTAGTACCAGTTCTAGAACTGTTAGAGTCTTTGCTAACTATGATGGGGCTTCTGATTATGTGGATATTACCCAAGGTGGAGCTAGTGTAAGTTATAATTATTATTTGGCTTTTACTTCCCCTACGGGTTCTAGAACTACTTCCAGAACTGGATTATCGGCTTTGGGAGGTAATAACTTTACAGTTGATGTAGCTTATTCTTTTAAGACTAAGGTAATAAACGGTTCTGAAATAAGTACAAGATACCCATTAGCTTTAACTGTAACCTCAAAACCAAGTTGGGTTACAAATGTAGCAATCACAACGTTATCAAGTGATAATGGAAACTATGGGTTAACCTTAACCTTAACAGAGAATACCGTAGAATCAACAAGGTCAGGTACCATTAAATTAAGGCAAGCAGAAAACGATTATGACGGTTGGGAGCTTACAGTCAATATAACTCAGGATGCTGCAACAATTACTTATGAATACGTATTTAATTTGGGGTAATAAAAATACAACACCATTCTGTATTTAATGTATAATTAACCTAAGTATTAATCTTTAAAACCTTACAATTATGGGAGTAGAAGTAAAAGGTGCCGGCGATGGCGTTGTAATCGCGGACAGAGGCTGTAACGATGGTTGCGGATGTAGAGATCATTCATGATGGGGCTCTGGATGGGGAGCCGTTGGTGGTGCATTGGTAGGTGGTGGCTTTGGTGCTGCTGCAGTTTCCGTATGGGACAAAATCAATGACACAAAAGCTGATATTCAGAAAGTAGAAGCTACGGTTCAGGAAGCAAAGGCGGGTATCTACAAAGATATCTCTGATGCAGCTCGTGGAGTTACTCAAGAAGTCAATGGTGTAGCAAAAGACGTTGCCGGTGTTGGTAGGGAAATCCTTAACAACCGTTTCACTACGGAAAGAGGTCTTTGCGATTTGGGTTACAAAACTAATTCGGATATCCGAGATTCTCGTGACCAAATGGGCGCAGGCTTCAACCGTGTTATGGATCGTCTCTGCCACATGGAACACCAACAGTCGGATTGCTGCTGTGAAACCAAAGGCTTGATTAAAGAAGTAAAATCTGACTTGGCTCTTCAGTTGGAACGTTGCTGCTGTGACCTCAAGAATGGCCAACAGGAAATCAAGTGCCTCATCGAGAACACCGCTAAAGACACCGAGATTGCTCGCCTCAATCGAGTGATAGATGCTCAGAGAGACCAGAACATCGTCAATCAAGTGGTAGCTGCCTTGAAGACCGGTACTACAACGCCAGCTTAGTAATTTAAAATACCAAGATGATTAAAGGAGTGCATCTGTTTTTAGGTGTACTCCTTTTTTCGTTTTAACTCATTAAACTAAGGAATTATGGAACAAGAACAACTCACCGTATACTTGCCATCACAATCTGATGAAGGTATTTATAATGGTGTATATTATACTACCGATGTAGTGAATATAATTAATGAGGTTACTATGCAAAAACAAAAGGCCTTAAATATACTTAACAATCGACCAAAGTTTGAGGCAGTTGTTTCTGAATGTGATAATATTCTCAATTCAATTAATCAATCCCAATCTGCTCCAAGTAGACCTGCTCCAGGGTTTGAGGAGTTCCGTCAATACATGGACCAACGAATCTCCACTCAAGAGACTCTGTTACAGAGAATTGCTCAGGAGCTGGGATTGGATAAACCTAAACAACAGTAAGAATTATGCCAAGTAAGTCGGTTAATATTACACTATCGACTCCAATTGGTCCTCTAGAAATATACGTAGATAAACGAGAACAAGCTCGTGCAGAAAGGTTGATTGCCAAAACTCCAAGTATCTTAAATAAGGGTTATGCGAAAGGTACAGAAAAGTTTGGTAATCAACTTCTTCGTATAGTAAGACGAAGTTTGAATACTGGTGTACCTCCAAGGGGTTCCGGAGTATCTTGGCCACCACATGCTCCTGGTACCATAAAGAAATATGGAGACCATACCATGCTAAATCTTACTGGACAATATGCCAGGTCAGTTACCTTAGTAAAAGGTAAGAAAAGAACTTTCGTTGGTTTACCAATTGGAATCAAGAAGATTACTTATACTGGTAAGACTTCAAGAAAAACTTTGAATCAGATAGCTATCATGTTAGAGTATGGTAGTAGAGATGGTAATTTACCACCTCGTCCTCTCTGGGCTCCTGCATTTAAGGCTGCTGGTGGAAAAGCTGCCTTACAAAAGGAAATACGTAATGAAGTTAGAAAAGAAATAAGGAGGATTATATAATGGCAGTAGATTTTGAAATATCTTCACTATCAGGAACTGGTACTGCTACCATTCGTGTAAAACCAAAAGCAGTAAATACAGAACAGACCTTAAAAGAGCAGGTCCTCAAGGTAGTAGTTCAGGGTGTAGAAAGGGAAGTAACTCTGATACAACAAAAGGCTGCTCCTGAAGTAGAGACCTGGGGAACTTATTTTAGTATCACTCCGGAAACTACTTCCCATACTTTCGAGGGTACTAAAAAGGGTGAGACTCTAGAAATAAGGGTATATAGTTACCAACAGAAGTTTATAAATAATGAGCCTCAAGATGAATACCGTGCTGTAGATTGGAAAGTTGAAAGCTCCTCAGATTGGTTAGAGGTAACCCAAGAAATTGGAGAAGCTAATGCCGCAGGTAAGCTTACTATCAAAACTAAATCTACTAATCAAGAACATAACCCCAGTAACTATGACCCCTTGGAAAGAACTGCTACGGTTAAGATTATCTCACAGCAAGAACCTAACTCAGAGATAGTTTTAAATATAACTCAATCTCCAGGTATTAGAACTACTAAGTATGGCTTTGAACCAACCCCGAATATACCATTCCCAAATCTTGGTCAAAATACTAGTACTGCTCAGATTAGTAATGTAAAGGGTTATCAGTATTACCTTATCAACGGTATTCAAGTTGCTAAATTTGTAAAACAATTTAAGATAACCGATATAAGTAAGACAATAGAGGGTCAATTCCCTGGAGGTATTGGTTCTGAACCAATACCCTTTAAAGTATGGCTTACCGATTATCCTTCAAATATTGCTACTCAATGGGTTAGTGAATTAAATTGTGTTGGTCATTTACAAACCATAATGAGTGGTTTTGGAGGTATTCAGGTAACTTATAATGGGTATATTAATGACAATGGCAATCAAAGTGTTCAATTAAATATTAGATTAGGACTTTAATGGTAAACTCAGAAGAAATAGTAGAAAGAACTTTTTATATCTCTCTACTTAGTACAATGTTGGAAATGGGTCTTACCTTAAACCCAGAAGACTTCTTACCTTTGTCTCAAGAAAACGAAAAAAGATTTCAAGAGGCAATTAAAGGTATGAAGAAGTTCATACCTCTTTTTGGTATAGGGAATAATCAAGTAAAAGGCCCAAAGACTCTCCCAAGAATAACCATAGAACTACAGGGTTATTATGCTGGAGATATTGGTGTGAATAAATACATCATTGGTGATAAACTTGAGGATGGTAATTACCAAGCTTCAGAGTTTCCTTATGAAACTAAGGATATTACCATAGATGTACATCTGGTTTCTCAAACACAAGCAGATATGAGATTGCTACATACAATCTTATATACTGGCTTACCTGCTAGAGGATACGTGAGACCATACTTCAATGACTTAGAGGAATGGGAAAAGGGCAGGCTTGCTCCCACCGGAAACCTATTCATTGAGATTGGTAATTATTATGACCATCCAGATGTAGAACATGGTATACTTGAGAAGGTATACACTTATGTATGTAAAGATGGTATTCTTCCAGAAAAAGCTTTGGGAGAAGGTACTCTTACACCTATCAAGGATATATCAGTTCTTATTGGATTGTTAGAACAAAACGAAAATGAAATGTTAGAGTTAAAAGTACCTAAGGTATAGGTACAATACTCTAGGGTATAAATTAAACAAGTAATTAACTTTAATCACAATAGAATTATGCCAACTTCACCTCACATTGACTTTAAGTTTAAGAACAACAATGTTCTTCAAACTACTCCCATGTTAGGAGTTTCTTGTGTATTGGCTAGAACTACTAAGGGCCCATACGATGACCCATCAGAAACCATTTCTACTTTCTCTCAGTTCCAAAGAATCTATGGTTCTGAAATTGTACCAGATGGTTCTGTATCAAATATCGAAAAGGCTTTGCAGGGTGGTTCTAAGCTTCGTGTTATTCGAGTACTTGGCAAGGGAGCTACTCAAGGTACAGTAACTGCTTCTTCGGCTGCGGCAAGAAAAGCTAAAGATTCAGAAGATGGGATTTCAGTTGCTTCTGCTGTACCCGACTCGGCTAAACCCTCTGCTCTGATTACTTTCAAATCAGGTAGTACTACCTATAGTTTTGGATTAGTAACCAAGGGATATGGAGATCCCATTGGTAGTGCAGATACTTTCCAGGTTGGTTTTTATAAGCAAGCTAATACCTTGTATTATAAAATCTATTCGGCTAATGGGCAAGTACTTGAACAGGGTCCAGTAATAACCTACAAAACTGCCGATGATAACAATAATACTTCGGTAGATTACCTTGCTCTTAGTGCATTTGCTAAGAACTCGGAATATATTAAGCCGGTAATTACTGCAGGTTCCTCTTTTGAAAACCTAATTAAGTGGCTTACCGATGATATCGACGGTACTAAGAATGCTATCACTATTACCGTGGGAGATGCTGCACCCTCCGAAACAGAGAAACTGTTTAATGGTACTATCGGTAGTGCAGGTTCCACTCCAACTGCCGAAGAATGGATTGCTTCACTGGACTTGGTAAGAGACTACACAGACTTCTACCAATTGTTTATTTCACATATCTCTCAACACTTGGAACAAGATTCAGAGGTACTCAAAGTATACAAGGCTGCTGCTGATATGGCAAAAGAACTGATGGAATGGGTACTGTATATCGAAGTTCCCAAACACTTAACCCATTATACTCAAGGTACTCAGGCAAGAGATTACAAATCTCAGGTTACTTGGGTACAGACTTGCCTTGGTACTGTAGGTAACTCTAAGTACATTGCCTACTTTGGTGGTGGACTTAAGTACTACAACGAAAATGGTAATCTTCAGGATTCCGATGTAGTGGGTACTATTGTTGGTTTGGGAGATGCCTCTGCTACTCAATATGGTCCTTGGAAATCCTTTGCAGGTATGAACCGAGGAGTTATTGGGGATGCAGTTGGTCCAGTATGCCCTAACTATGGTTCTCCTTCTCGATATAACGAACTGAACACCCTTGCTCAGAATTATATCAATGAGATGGTAATCAAAGATACTCCAGATGCAGGTAAGCAAACCATGCTATGGCATTGCTTCTCTTCTCAAGTGAAACAGGATTCTGAAAGATTCCTTTCAATTGTAAGATTGAATCTCTATCTGAAGAAGTTCCTTCGCCCGGTACTCAACAAGTATATCGAAGAACCAAACGTTTGGAGTACTTGGAAGAGAATCTGGTTGGAGGTTAAACCTACCTTGGATTCTTTGGTAGACGAAGATGCTATGACCGAGTATACCTGGATGGGTGACCAAGATGCAACTTCTTGGGATGACCTTTCGGTTAATAACGAAGCAGATGCTCGTCAGGGTAAGTACCGTGCTATCCTTAAGTATAAGGATGTAGTTCCTATGCAAGAGGTAACTATGGAGATTGTAATCGATGCAGCTTCTAAGGCAGTATCAATCGTAGAAACAAGTAATAACTTATAAACTCATAACACAATGGGAGCAAAAGTAAAAAACCCACGGAAGAAATTCTTGTGGAGCATCATGTTCCCCAAACACCCTATCAATACTTATCTATTCCAAAGTTGTACTTTGCCGGATATTGAGATTGACCAGGTTGCTCATGGGGACGTCAATAGAGACGTTAAAACTGCAGGTAGGGTTACTATAGGTAATCTTATTGTAGAGAAACTTATGACTACTGCAGGTTCAGACACATGGCTTCATGACTGGCTTTATGCTTGCCAAGACCACATAGTTGGTGGAGGTTTGGTACCAAGCCAATATTGGGAAACGGCTATTGTAAATGAACTTGCCGAAGATGGAGTCTCGGTTCTTAATACCCACGTCTTCGAAGAGGTATGGCCATGTAAGATTACCGGCTTAGACTTGGACAGAATGGCTTCAGAGAATACCATTGAGTCCATAGAGTTCTCAGTTGGTACTGCAGATAAATACTAATTTTTTAGTCTATTTTCACTAAGATTCGGTGGAGGGGTGGGATTCCTGTGATAGGAGCTCACCCCTTTCTTGTTGTTATACGGAGTACTATGAACATTTGTAAACATTAAATATATCAAATTATGGAATTTAGAACATTTAGATTTACCGGACCTTCTGGTTTCGAATATGAAATCAGAGAACAGAATGGTGCTGATGAAGATATCCTCAGTAACCTTTCAGACATGAAGACTTTGATGAACCTTACTAAGTTCATTGCAGCAATTGTAATTAGAACTACGGCTACTCCTAATGGGAAATTAACCGTAGATGATGCTCTTAACTTACCGGTTAATGACCGTTATGCTATTATCTTCAATTCTCGTATCTTCTCTTTGGGAGAGGAAGTAGAATTCGAATATGATTGGGGCAAAGAGAGTGGTGGTAAGATTACTTATGGCCAAGACCTTCATGAGTTCCTTTTCGATTACGGTACTACTCCAACTGAGGATGATTTGAATCAAAAGCCCGATGCTATCCCTTACTATCCAGAAGGGGTTCGATTGATAAACCATGAATATGTTCTCTCCTCTGGCAAGAAGATTAAATTCGATTGTATGACGGGTAGGGGGGAACAAGAGTTCATGAAGTTGCCATTGGATAAACAAACTAAGAATGCTCCTCTTCTTTGCCGTAATCTTCACTTAGAGGTTGATGGTAGTTGGGAGAAGGTAGAAAACTTTACTCCGTTTACTGCAAAGGATATGGCTGAGATGAGAAAGCATATCTTATCTATGGACCCCATTTTCAAAGGTGAGTCTCACATCACTAATCCAACCACTGGAGAGGAAAGAACTTATCCTATAGTTTGGGCACCGAATTTTTTCTACCTGACGGAAGAGTAATGTTAGAGAGTGATTTTGTTTATATCACCAGAGCCGAGATAGCCTTAGACTATTTCGGCTTTTTACGTCTTCCGTATCGAATAAGGAAAATATTCAAGGAAATGGCCGAGCAATATTATAAACAATTAAAGAAAAGAAAGTAAATTATGAATACCAGTAGGAGTATAGTAGAGGTCGGTGTTGCCATGGTTTTAAAAGACCGATTCTCTCAAGAGGCTGGCAAGATATCTGGGTCATTCAGAACAATGATGAATGATATGAATACCTGGAATAGAGGTATACAGATGTCAGCTTCCAATACAATGGACTTCGGAATGCAGCTCGTAGGGGGAATGGCAAGGGCCTATAAATACTCTGCGGGTGTTCAGAATGAAGTTTGGACTGCTTCGAAAATTGCTGGTGCTACCATTGCAGAACAAAGAGAAATGTTACAATTGGCAAAAGATGTCAATGAGATAACTCCTCTTACTGCTTCGGATGTTGCATCAGGACAAAGATACCTGGCTATGGCAGGTAATAAATTCGATGCTATTAAAGAAATGATTGGGCCAGCATCTAAGCTGGCTTCAATCTTTACAATGCCAGTGGGAGGTAAAGGTGGTGTAGCTGACTTGATAACTAATATCATGTCAATGTACCAAATCCCAATGACGGATGCCGCTAGAGTAACCGATGATTTATATACTGCAGTTACTAATGCAAATATATCTTTGACAGACTTAGCCCAGTCCATATCTTATGCAGGAGCAGATATGGCAACTGCTGGAGTAGACCTTCGGCAAACGGCTGCTGCTATTGGTGTATTGGGAGATATGGGTATACAGGGTTCTATGGCAGGTACCTCTCTGGCTAATATGATTCGTTACTTACAACTCTCTCTTGTTAATCAAAAAAAGAAAGGCTATAACGCTTTAGCAGACCTGGGCTTAAGTCCAGATGAATTCTTCGATGCTCAAGGTAACCTTATAGACCTTTACACTATCTATCAGAAGTTTGCTAAGGCCGCAGTAGATTTACCTTCACGGATAGAAACACCAACCTTCTTCAATATCTTTGGTGTTCGTGGTAATCGTGGTATGCTTCCAGTACTTCGAGATATTGCTTCTGGTAGAGATAAGATGGGTAAGATACTTGCTACCTATGACCAAAACATGGGAGCAGTAAATCGACTCAATGAAGAACGTCTTAAAACCGATGCAGGTGTAATCGACCAATTCGAATCAAGTATAGAGAACTTAACCGTTACGGCAGGTGCGGCTTTGGGTAGAATCTTTACCCCAGTACTAAATGTGGGTAACTCTATAATCAATGTAATTAATTCTATCTCAGAAACTTGGGTTGGAGGTTTTGGTCTTAGGATAGGAGCTACTGCAGTAGTAGTGGGTACTATAGTTGCAGGGTTTAATACTGTAAGAGGTATTATTAGGTCTGTTGGGTATTTACAAACTATTGCTACTGCTTCTACTGAAGGTATGTCTGCTGCAGCAATAAAAACTAATACTCAGTTTGCCATTATGGAAGCACACATGGTAAGGATGGTTAACCTTATGAGAACCATGGTTCAACTCCAAATGATGTCAAGCGGTATTGGTATGAATTCTGCTGGTAGATTTTATAACACTAAAACCGGAAGATATGTTAAGACACCAAATCCTGGAGTACCATTAGCAACTACTATGGCGGGTAATTTAGCTGGAGGGGCTTTAGCTGGAGCAGGTGCCCAAGTTGGTAGTCAAGTGGCTAGGCAAGGTGCTATAAAAGGTTTAACATCTATAGGTGGTAGACTTATGGGATTACTCGGTGGACCCTGGGGATTAGCAATTACTGTAGGTCTTCCTTTATTAATTGAGGGTATTAGTTACCTTAGTAATTCAGTAGATAGGAATACTGAAGCTCAGAATAAAGAGAAAGAAGACCCAACTACCATTAGAGCCCAGAATGAAGAGAGATTTATTAATGCTGTTAGGTTAGCTATTAAAGAAGGTATGAGAGATTCTCGTATCAATATCTCAGTAGATGGTCAAGCAGTTGGAGATTATGCTCCAGGTTCTCAACAAGATTTTACTGGAGCTGCATTTGTAATGGGAATATAAAACTAAAACACTATGGCTAGAGTATTAAATAAAGCAGCAGGTAAGGTTGTTGAAAAGTACAATGACCTTACAAGAGATACAGCAGGTGTTCTTACGGGTCCATTAAATAAACTATGGAGAGCTCGGATATTACTCAATCGAACTCTTTCTACTCTTCCCAAAGATGATGCTCAAAAGGGTAAACTCTATACTCCCAATGGAGTAATCGGAGAAGCTCAAATATCGTCTAAGAACCCTATTCTAAATAAACAACTCCAGGCTAAATGGAGAATGGAATTACAATTCCCCAGGTTAGAAGAAGGTGAAGGAGTAGACCCAGCAAAGGGGAATAAGAATACTACTAATTACAGAAACTTCGAGGCTAAAGCAGATGTTATATATCAGAATGAAGTAAGGATATATAACATGACTGTTAACCCCACTCAATACATTACCTTACAGAATAGACCTCCAGAAATAGATTTTAGAGGAGAAACCACATGGGCCACCATTAAATCAATGGGTCGCAATGTACCAATGTATCACTTTACTGGAGCTGAAGACATTATTCAATTCAATGTGTCTTGGTACTGTAATGACCCAGAAAATCCAGAAGAGGTAATCAATAAATGTAGGTTATTAGAGGCATGGTCTAAATCTAATGGCTACCAGGCTGCTCCCCCGATTGTTAAGATTGAGTGGGGGGATTCTGGTATATTCGATAACCACAATTATATCCTTACCTCAGCAACTTATACTCTGAAGAACTTTCAGAACGGTTATCGAATAAGGATACCCGGAAAGCCAGCTACTTTTGGTAATGGTAGGTTATTGCCTGCAGCAGCAACTCAAGAATTGATTTTCAAGAGAGTAAGTGCATATAACTTATCCTATGGAGATTTTATAAATTCCGATTCACTTAAAAAGACAGGAGGTATTAAATATGATTGATGTTAACCAATACCTAAAGGGAGCTAGCCCATATAATAATGCCTATGCTCTGAAATACAACGATGGGGATTATTCCTTAGAAGCTAAACCTCCAGTAGTACCGGAATCCTCTAACGATATTCAACATACCGTTAAAGATGGGGAAACTCTGCAAAACATTGCTTTCAGGTATTATGGTGATTCTGGTAAGTGGTACATTATAGCTGAAGCTAATAAGATACTGAATCCTTTTAAGGAATTAGAAATGGGAACCCTAATAAGAATACCGACTTATGGCAGCTAAACAGAAACCTATATTGTATAATGGAATGGGCCAACCATATTTGGCCCTTTTCAATTTTGGAGGTATGCCTATAATGAATCCTATTACAGGTATACCCCTTGGAGCGTATATAAGTACCTGGAGTTATAGATACGATGAAGAGAAAGAAAACTTGGCTACTATTACTTTCGATACGGGTAATCCTGATACTGTAGATATTGCCGAGATTCAAGAGAACCAAAACATTTGTCTTCAATGGGGATATATATACCCTGATGGCCAATTTATATCTGGGCCCATAAAAATAATTAAGGTAAGGGAATTCGAAGCCGTATTTGATTCTACAGGTACTCATGTAACTATTAAGTGCATTGATTCTTCGGGAGATTTAAGATATCAACCTGCTTATGTCCATTCGGATATGGAAGGCTATAAATTATCTACCTATTTAGACAATGGCTGTGGGAATGCTACTGGTGTAATCATAGAAATATTTCAGTAATGGAACAACAGATAATAAGTAATAAAGTATACGAGTCACTACAGGTACCCACAGAGAATACCCGTACTACTACTGGTAAAGTACTCTATGCTAACAAATACAGTGGGATAGCTGAAGTAGCTATGCCCGAAGATTTGAAAGCTTTAATTGATAGTGACTTTGGATTAGTGGGCAAGAACGTCTTAGTTCAATTAGAACAGAAGATGAAAGGGTATACTAATGGGCCATGGTATGTGGATTCAAGGGATGGTGTTATCTATATACATAATCGGAAATTCCATGAAGAACCGGTATGTACTTATACATATCAAGGAGAGAATGGGGAAGTACTTAGAGTATCTTTTGCTACTCAGAAAATAACTAAAAGAGTTAAAGCAGTATTGGCTCCATCTCTAGACCCAGATAGTAAAGATTTATCGGTATTATCAACTAATATAAATGAGCCAGAGGATAAACCTCCATTAGCTTTAAGACCTCCTGTGGCTCAGGTAGATAACCTTATGGTGTCTAATATTACTGGCAATGGGTTTGAAGATTATAGAAGTCATCCTACTACTCCTACAGAGGTAATGGATGCTTGGGACACTCAGCTTCAGTATAACATGGAAAAAACTGCAGAATATAAAAAGCGGGTAGAGGAATATGAAGCAGTTGGTCCAGTAGGTGCTTATGAAGCAGGTAAGCAAAGGAGATTTGATGAAATGTCTACCGAAGAAGTACGAGCTACCATTAATCAAGCAGCCAACGAGTTACCTGATGATAAGAAGAATGCCCTTAAGCAAGTACTAAAAAATTCTAAAAATGGTAAAGAGTTAGAAGCTAATCTTAAGAAGCTATTAGAATGCGAAATGTATCTTTTCGAAGATGAAGATGGTATGGAATTTATGGTAGAAGAGTATGTAGACCCCTTAGATTATGACCCAGAGGGTTATACCTCTAAACAAGCAGGAGCGGGTATAGCTTCTGGTATCAATTTTCAAGCTGGAATATTACCTGCTTCAGAGAGAGGTTTCGAAGCTTTAAAGAAAGACCCCTATACTGAAGTATTATCCGATATGGAAGTTGATACTACTAAGGGTTATGGTCAAGGTCAATATGGTAAGAGGGTTAAGGTAAGACATATGAAAAGGGTAAATCTCAAGGTACCTCTTTATAAACTTTACCATAATTTATTTAGTAGATACGGTGGTGCCGATAAGTATGCTTGGGCAGCTAATGCTAATGCCAATGGTGGTTTAAAGCAAACTGAGAAAAGGTTAGTATGTCAACTTCAGGTAGTAGGTAGACCTATGCTAGCAACTTCTCAAATAATCCGTATAGATAACGTAGGAAAACGTTGGTCAGGGCTTTGGTATATAAAACAATGTACTCATTCTATGGACGCTGGTCAAGGGTATATAACTAATATGGAATTAGTAAAGAACAATTCTAAGTCTGGCTCTGTAACTTCTAAAACTGATTTATCTACTCAAAACATTGTAGCTAATGATGCTAAAGCTAATGCTAAAACTAAAAAGGGGCAAGATAAAAAAGCCCTAAGTACTTCTCAGAATCTTAATCTTAACTTTACTTATAATGAGAAGGTATATTACAATGAGCATTTCTTGAATGATAAGGGAGACATAATTGATATCAAGGGTCAAGCTGAGTTCATTAGAAAGAAAGCTTATTATACGGAAGTAAATGCCGATAATCCCCAAGCCTTGGCAGAGGGTATAGTGTTATCTACAGGTAATACAGTTACCTCTAAGGGTAAGTTAATTCCTGGTAAGATATCAGTTAAACAAATCCAAGTGCCTGAAGATTATGGGGTTAAGTTTAATTATATGGCCATAGCTAATCGAGTATACCGAGACATAGCTAAAAGGCATAAGCGAATTGCAAGTCAAATCTATGTAGAAAAATAAGGGTATGAGTTACGAAACAGCAAAGATAATAACCGACGAAGGCTTAGAGGGTCTTGGTCGGTATTACTCTGTTTATCGTGGCATTGTTATTGATAATAACGATGTAGAGAAACATATGAACAGGGTAAAGGTATGTGTTCCAGAGGTAATGGGTGGAGTATTTGCTTGGGCATATCCTAAAGGACAACATGGTTCAATTAGTTCTGGTTTCAAATTCTTAGCCCCTAAAGTGGGAGATACGGTATTTGTTACTTTTGAATTTGGGGACCCAACTAAACCTCTCTGGGAATACCATGGTTGGGGAATGAGTCAAATACCCCAACCTCTGGATGGTCCCAATAAAATGGGGATAGTTACTCCCGAAGGAAACTTAATAGTAATAGATGATGATAACGGAGAGCTCAATTTACATTTCAATGGGCCTGTAAATGTTCGTTCGGAGAAAGAGATAGTAATAAATGCCGAGGGAGATATAAATGTATCTTCTGGCGATTCAGTGATACTTAATACTGGAGAAAATGGTGGAGTAATCAATATTTTTCAATTAACCGAAAAACTAAATCAAACTATCCAAGAACTAGAACAACTTCGCAGTATGTTCAATTCTCATGTACACTCAGGTGTAACTACTGGACCAGGTTCTTCGGGTCCAACTTTAACTCAAGTAATTAAACCTTTCTCACAATTCGTTGTAGACGATTATGAGGATAAAACCTGCATACACTAATGGAAAAGAATTACTTTACAGACTTAGTTGGTATAGGTGTAACTTACCCTATCCAACTTACAACTAATGAAAAGGGTGAAAGAGGTTGGTACCCAGTAAATGGGGATTTTAAACTTATCAGAGATAATATAAGTTCGATATTATATTACATGATAGGCCAGAGATTTCGACAGGAAAACTTTGGTAGTAAACTATGGCAATGTATTGAGGAACCAAACTCACAAGCCCTAAGTTTTATAGTTAAAGAGTTTTTAAAACAAGCCATAGGTGCTTGGGAACAAAGGATAACCTTCCAAAATATCACAGTTACTAGAGTTGATGCAAAAATACACATAGAAGTAACCTATGTAGTAAATGGAACAAATTCTAGTCAGTACCTCGATATCACCTATGACCGGTCGGATAATTCATTAAATACACAATAATATGGGAATCACAAATAAATGGCTTAACCCATACCAGAGGTCTTATCAACAGATTAAGGCCAAGCTGGTTGAATCCCTTATGGGACTTAAAGACCCCCAAGGTCAGAAACTCATAACGGATTATTCGGAGGGGAATATCTTAATTATCATCCTCTCATTATTTGCGGCAATTGCCGAAGTACTTCACTATTATGTAGATAACATGGCAAGGGAAACCTTCCTATCTACGGCAAGAAGGTATGATTCGGTAGTTAAACATGGAGCTTTGGTAGATTATCATGCTCGAGCAGCAATTGCTGCTACAGTAGATGTAATCTTATCCAGAAGCATTACTGGTAATTCTATTGGAGCTAAGTTAACTATACCCCAAGGTACTCTGTTTACAGATTCTAGTGGTAATTCCTGGTTATCTGCTAGAGACGTAACTTGGTATTCAAATGTAACTACTTGTAAAGTACCAATTATACAACATGAGAAGTATACTGCAAGCGCTCTCAATAATATGGTAATACCCACTGGAGATAGAGTTATAATTCATCTGGGTACTCTACCCAATGGTAAGTATTATGAACAAGGTTCTATGTCATTGCAGATAGGTGGGGAAACTTGGGTATTAGTAGATACATTTGCAAAATCCAAACCCACAGATAAGCATTTCATGGTTTCAGTAGATGAGGCCCTCAATCCTTATATAATGTTTGGAGATGGTACCTTTGGTAAGAAGCCTGCAGCAGGAGCAAAAATAACCAATGTGGTATTCTACTTAACCAATGGTACTCAGGGTAATGTAAAGAGTAATACTATTACTTCTGTACCTTCAGTAATATCTTCCTCAATTACGGATGCTACTGTAAGTAATGCTTATGATGCTGGAGGTGGTTCAAACTATGAAAACTTTACAATGCTCAAAGAACATATACCTTTGAGTGTAAAGACTTTGGGAGTAGCAATTACCAAAGAGGATTTCGAAAGTTTGGCCATGTTGGTTGATGGGGTAAACAAAGCTAAAGCCGATTATGAATGCGGTAGAAAGCTTACCGTATATATTAGCCCAGATGGTGGAGCAGTTGCTTCTTCTGAATTAATTAATAGGGTATATAATTTATTATCCCAAAGGGCTCCTATGACTACTTGGTTGAAGGTTAAATCTGCAGGCAAGGTTCAGATTATTCTAGAGATGGATGTTACCGGTAAGAAGTCTTATAAGACTGCAGAGATACAAACTCAAATTCTTACAGCATTATACAATGCCTATTCTCCAGAGCAAGCTCAGATAGGTGGAAGCGTAAGGGTATCGGATATATATGCCCTAATAGATAACTTATCAACCGTAGATTATCTTCACCTTACCAAGTTTTATATTAAACCATGGCCCACTACCATCTATGGTAATAAGGAATTAAACCTGGGCCAGTTTAAATTAAACAAGGCAAAGGGTTCTATGACCTACTACATAACCTTCAATTCCTCAACTACCTTTACAGTACGTTCGGTATCAAATGGTTATGTAACTACTGGCTCAGTTGGTAGCTCTATCCAGATTATCGATAAAGCTAATGGTTTTGATTTCTCTTTGGACATTCAGAACAACAGCTATCAATCGGGCTATCGGTATTCTATTACGGTATCAGAACCTAACCATGATTATGAAGACCCCGGTTTTAACTTACCGGTATTCGAAAATGCTTCACAGTTAACATTAACAGTAAACGAAATAGTATAATGGTGAACCTTAAAAATCTAATCGATTTTTTACCATTCGAGTATAAGGACCAAGACACTTATAAGGTAAATGGTAAGGGCATCTTAGAAAGGTTTCTAGAAATTTGTGGAGAGCATTTTGAAGATTATATTACGAAGGACATTGAGAACATTCTGGATATTATTGATATAGATAAGGCTCCGGATATGTATCTCAATTTCCTTTGGCAATTCCTCGGAGAAATGCCCTTTGCTTATGGGAACACTATAGATGCACAGAAATGGGCAGAGTACTTTAATGGGTTCTACTCCGATGCTAAACTCCAAGAGTTATCTAAGCTTTGGATAATACCAAAGGAGGGACCCTTTACTTTAACCAGTACTCAAGTAAGAAACATCCTGAAGTATTCGATATCTCTTTTTAAAATAAGAGGTACCTCTGAGTTCTTCGAAATAATGATGAGGCTGTATGGGTTAACCTGCGTAGTAACTGACCCTGCAAAGGCTGGTAGTTATGATGGTTGGGTAAAAGGTAATCCGCACTTTGACCAGTATTACCATTATGACGATAAGTATACCTATGATAATACTTTCGATTGTTCTCAATGTATACCGGTAACCTTTAGACTTACCGGTCATGGATATACTTCGAACTCGGCAGCTTTCAGAAAATTTAGAGAAGCCGTAGAGGCTTTCTTTAAAAGATTCATACCCTATCATGTATCTTTCGATATTCAATATGGGTTTACCGTAAATGATGGGTATACAATTAAAGCTGAGTTAGTAAATCCGAACCAACCCAATCTTATTACTTTAGAGGTATATGAAGTACCGGTAAAGGTAACTGTAACTTCAGATTGGATAAATGCCGACCTAAGATATCAGATATCCAGTGATAATATAAATTGGGGTTACACTAAACACGAAAGTGGTTCCATTTTTAATATACCCAGAGCAGGTACTTATTATTTTAGAAGTGTGGGAGACCCTACTAAGGTAACTCAAATCACGGTTAATCAAGAATCTTATAATCGAGTATATTCTATTACTTGTGACCCTATTACTGGAAAGATAACTCCTACTAACCTAAAAGTAAGTACAGTAGTAAGGGCAAACGTATCCTATAAGGGTACCGTGAAAACCTGTAATGTACGATTATCCGGTACTGATATGGTGAAAGTCTCTGGCTCAACTTGGGAATTTTCAGAGCCTGGTACCTACATCTTTGAGATTGTAGAGTTCCCAGTAAAGCAAACTTCCTTTGTTGTAACTCGAGAAGAGATTACATATAGGGTAAGATGTACACCTTCTGAATTTAGAGTTGGGGATAAGCAAAGTATCAAGGATGCTACTACCACTCTTACCATCGAATCGAATTACCCAGAATCATTTACTGGTGAACTATATTGTAGGCTAATTGGTGATACTAAGTTGTTTAAGAACGGTGATAAGTTTACTGCTAATAGTTATGGTACTTATAAGTTTAAATGTACACTGGATAAAAGGGAAACCGATGAAGGTGTAGGTATATTCGAAGTAGTATCTGGTAAGACTGCAGTATATAGAATTACTGTTAGCCCACCAACAGTCACATTATTCAATGGCTCTGCAAAAGCTACAGTAAAGATACAACGTATTTCTGGTAATGGGGATGATTACAGAGTAAGGGTAATTGAAACTGGGGAAACCTTTAATGCTCAGAATGGTTATGTATATACTGCAAATAGGGCAGGGACTTATACCTTCCAGTCTGTAGCTTACCCTACTGCTAAGACTACTTTGGTAGTTAATAATTCTCCAGTAGTATATCAGAATAAATTAAAGATAGTACCTTCGGATGCTACAGACAGTCATTGGAAAGAACCCAACTGGGCATTACCAGAAGACCAGATAGATGATACTTATGCAGTATACCAATTACTGGATGAGAAGTCTGCTTGTAAGTTCCATCTTGAGGAAATGAAAAATGGGGTCAATGTAAGTGGTACTGCTACCTGTGATGAGAACGGAGAAACCTATAACCTTGATGAGGAAATTGTTCTTACCAAGGCTGGGACTTATACCTTTGTGGCAGATGATGGTTCTTCATTAAGATGTCAAGTAATACTGGAAGATTATCCTACAATCATCGAGATTTCTTGTACTCCCACTTATGCAGAATTAAAGGGGAATGTTAAACAAGTATCTACTTTAATCAAGTGTACTTCTAATAAACCTGACTTCGATAGTCGAATAAGGGAAGTTGGTAAAGTAACTACTTATGACGCAGGTGGTGCTGGTTATGAATTTGTAACTGCACAAGCTGATGAATATATCTTTGAATCTGTCGTAGATACTTCAAAGAGAACTAAGTTCACTGTAGTAGATGCAGACCTCTTAAGCGTTAGTCCTCAAAAGTTAGAATGGGAACATGATGACCTCTCAGAGAAAACATTTACCATTACAACTTACAGTAATCAATCTTGGCAAATAGTAGAACAATGATAAATTCAACAATCGATAGAATAACAGAGACCACAACTCAGTCTTTATTCAAGACATTCACTGTGGGTATATTGGGAGAGTGTACACAAATCTTGTATGATTTGAGATGGATGATAGTTCTTGCAATAATTTTAATCCTATCAGATTTATGGTTTGGGTTATCGGCAAGTAGGTTACAGAAAATCGAAATTCGAAAATCTAGAGCTGGAAGAAGAACTCTAAACAAGATAGTAGATTATATCTGCTATGTTCTACTTGGTGCTGTACTTGGTAAAGCTATTGGGGAACCCTATGGGATGAACCCAATAGTGGTATCAATAACGGTTATGGTAATATGCTACTGTTTCGAAGTAGATAGTATATATGGACACATCTGTGAAATACATGGTATTAAGAAACGGTATAGTATATGGAGAATACTCTTTAAATTGTTAACCTTAAAGTTCAAGGATGTAGGTGAAGCATTTAAAGATATGTCAGAACAAAAGAATCAATTTAAAAATACTAAGGACAATGAAGACGTACTTTAAGTATGAAGGTATTATTAAATCAAAGGAAGCAGCAGAAGCAATTGCTGCTCCTTCTGGTTTAGGGCCATTCTGTGGATTTGGCTCAGCTACCATAAATGGTAACAAGTTAGTGGTATCTCCTCAGGGAGTTGCTGGAAGTAAGTATGCCAATGTAATCAAGGATAGGATTATGGCAAGGTATATGGCAAAGGCTTCAGAAGATGGAGAATTGCCAGACGTGAACTTTGGGTGTATTTCAAGAGATGGGTATGTATTTATATCCGATGAACAAACGATTACTATTGAGAACATCCAAGGTACCCAAGGTTCAACAGAAGAAGTATTACTCTTTGCAGTACATACTACTATTTCTGAACCTGTAGATAACCCAGTAGACTTTGTAGCTTATTGGAATGAATCCTCCGAAAGCTTTTACACCTTGTTCAAAAAGTCTCTGGATATTTATTATCCGATTGCCGAAGAGAATCGTACACCGGATATCATTAATAATGATGTATATTCTAATTACGATATGACCTATAGCAATCTTCTAGAGATGGTAGAGAGTGCTTGCCCTTATTACTCTAATAATAAAACTTCCGTTGTTCTTATCGGAGTATATGGTAAGGGTACTGATGCAATGACTAAACGAAATGAGAACTTTGCTATCGTACCCTATCAGGGTAAGTTCCAAGAAATCCCTTATACTACTGCTGCCCAGAGTATGATGAAAGAATCCGTGAAAAGAGTAGAACAGATAAATTCAGGTTTTCCAGTAGTAGATGAATCGGGTACTAAGTTAAATATCAAGCAATACATTGATAGTCAAATTGAGGCTATCAGAAAAGAATTCTCTGAATCTCTGAGTACTGCTAACTTACCAATCGGTTCTATTATTCTTTGGGAAACCGATGTAATACCGGAGGGCTGGGCAGAATATACTAAGGCAGCTGGTAGAATAGTTATTGGTTACCAAGCTGGAGGTGTTCAAATTGGGGATGAAGTAATGTTACAGAATGTTGGAGATTACTATACACCAACTAAGGGTAATTTCTTAATCTCTATTAAAGGTGATGACCTTCCTAAGCATAGGCATGCTCTTGGTGTATCTAAAGGTAAACAAGATGATGCCAATAACTGGGAGAACGTTCGTCCTCAATCTTTCTTTAATAGGGAGACGGGATTGAATGGAGATTTCGGTAGAGGAACTCCTACCAAGGGTATTCAAGATGGTGCTATCGTAGTAAGCTGGAACCTATTAGGGGAATCTTTCTTACAAGAAACTTCGGTAGAAACTTTGGATATTGAGAAATTGCCACCGACTATTACATTACGATATATCCAAAAAATATCATCATAAAGTTGTTATTAGTTATTTAGTAGTATTAAAACTCATGTGTATTATTTGTATTGTTTAAGAGTAAACATTTGTTTACAATCTGTGTTTTGCGTAGTAAAAATTAATTGGGAGAGGGACGTTGGGAAACGCCCCTTTTCTTTTGTGTTAATACTTAAGTTCTTCTTTAGCTCGGTCTTCCCAATATTGTATATCTTGTCTAAGTTCTGATATATATCTCATAGATTCATTAGTCTTAGGCATTTCGAAAAATTCGATAAGCATTATATTAGTTATTCGAGTACTATTTTCAAGCCTTTCCTTGATAAAAGGGGGAGGAGTAATTAATACCTCAAACAAAAGATAGGCATCTGGAGAAAGCTTATCCTTCATATAAGTATACATCATATCAAGCATTTCTGATTTAGCTTTCTCTTCTTCGGTATCATCCTCTAATTCTTTATCATTATCGAATAAGTCATCGAGTTTAAAGAGGCTTTGATTATACTCTGCTTGTTCTCCGTATGCAGAACGAAGCAATTTATTTTTGAATGTACTAAGTGATGCAAGGATTCTTGCTTTAAGATGTTCTTCAGTACATTCACCATAGTATTTGTTGAAAACAAATAACATCTTATCCCAGAAATAAGATTGGATAATATCCGGTGTAAGATTAAACCGTTTATAATCAATCTGTCTGGTAAGGTTTCTAATTACTGGCTTACAAACTTTATAAAGTCTGTTGAAAGTAGCTTCATCATATTCTTGCATAGGTTTTAATCGATGAAGCTCTGAACCGTTATTTCCTTTACTTTTTCCCATGTTTTTAAATATTCGTTATGCAAATATAAGTATTTTTTCTTATATAAAATAATAATATTAAATATTCGGGAGCTTAAGGTAGTGGATTAGTAGTTTCTAGATAGATGTCAACATACTTAGAACTATCTCGGTACTATCAAAATCTATTAGTTTATATAATATTGCAATATAGATATGAAGAAATTTAAAGAACAAGTTAAGTTTTCGTTCAGTCCGGATTTTCAATTAGAGATACTCCGGTTTGTTTTAAGGGATAAGGAGGGAGGTTTAGTCCTAAAGAGGATTAAAGCTAATTATCTGGTTCTCATAGAGCATGCTCTTATATTCGAGGGCATTGCTAAGTATTTTAAAAAGCAAGGTAAGATGCCTTCAGAGAATATTCTAAAGCAAGTAATAAAAGAATTGCTAGAATCCAAAACATACGTTGATTTGGTAACGAAGGATGATATACCTAATATAGAAAAGATAATAAGTAATTTGTACCATATACCTTTATCGGATTCGGATTATATTAAAGAAAAGATATATCAGTTCTCTACTTATGTTGAGATGAAGAACTTAAATGATTCATTCGACTTGGATAACTTCGAACAATACGAAGAATATTCAAGGAAGATTGAAAAGGTACTTCAGAAAAGTAAACCTAAGAAAGAGGATGAACCCTTATATATGATACGAGATGTTACAGAAAGACAATTTAAAAGACAATCTGAACCATCCGTAATACCTTGCCCATATAGGCAATTGAATGACCTTACCAATGCAGGAGGTTATCCTGAACATTCTATAAATGTGATATTAGATAAACCCAAAGCAAAGAAAACATTCTTCATGGTAAACCTTGCAAGAGGTTATCTCAGAATGAAGAAGTCAGTATTATATATAGATACAGAAAATGGTCAGGACCAAATTATGGACCGTTTCATTCAATCAAGTATTAATAAAACCAAGAAGGAATTATACTCAGGTGAATATGATAAACTCGAGGCAAAGCATTTAAGAAAGCTTGCAAGGTTCAGAGTTGAATTGGTAGTTGAAAGGGTTCCTGCAATGATTACCGATACCACTTATATCAGGGAGAAGATAATTCAATTGCGTAACCAAGGTATAGATATAAGGGTATTAATGGTTGACTACGCAGGTAAGCTTGCATCAATATCTAGAGACCGAGAAGATTTCGAAAGAATATCCAATGTATATGTAGACCTGCAAAACTTAGCAGAAGAATTACATCTGGATATTATATGGACTGCTCACCATATTACTCGTGAAGGTAAGAAGCATAGACTTACTCGATATGATGAGAATGATATCTCTGGGTCAATTGCTATTGTACGTAATGCCCAGGTTATCATGGGTCTTAATTCTACCGAACAAGAAGAGAAAGATAATATTCTTCGAGCTGAGATAGTAGTACAAAGGGATGGTCTTCCTTCCGGTAGAGCATTATTCAAATGCGATGTCGAAAGGCAAAGATGTACGGAATTTACAAGGGAACAACGTAAACAATATGATGGAGTGTATGGTAGTAAGTTGGATGAACAATTTAAAAAGAATACTAACTCGGATGAGGATTCTAAGAAAAGGGCTAATAATAGTGGAGATATATAAGTATGAGTAAGTTTAAAGATAATATACCAGGATTCCCAGGTTACCATGTAACTAAGAATGGTGATGTATATTCTATGAAGTGTAAGAGTGGTAAAAGGCCAGAGGCTTTTAAACTTAAACCTAGATTAAATGGTAATGGTTATTATAGGATTGGATTATACAAGGATGGTATTAAATATGAGAGAAGACTTAATAGATTAGTTGCTATGGTTTATATACCTAACCCGGACAACTTACCTTGTGTATGTCATAAGGATAACAATCCATTAAACAATAATGTAGATAATCTCTATTGGGGTTCAGTAGAGGATAATATTCGGGATAGGGAGGGTAGATACGAAATTGGAGATATTACAAGATATAAGTTAAGAACTGGTCTTCATAAAAGTATGGTTAAAATATGCGTTAAATATCTTAGAGACTTAGGTTACTCTTGGAAAGATATTAGGATAGCTTTACACTTAAGTAGAGTAGCCATAGAAAAGTATAAAAAGCCATGAAGAAACTAAAAGATTACTTATCCATATTTAGATGTAAGTTTGGTTATCATGAATGGGTAGCAGTTCATTGGACTGAGTTTTTTAAACAGAGACCTCGTAGGGCAATTTTTTCTAAGAAAGGCGGGAGAAGGAAAGCCCAGTATTATAAGAAATGTCATGTAGAGTATTACTGTAATATATGCGGGAAGAAAAGATATGAAAATAACAAACCAGTTTAAATCTAGACTAAGGACATACTTCATTAAACGATTAGGAGCATTCGATTATAAGCATGGATGGTTACGTATACCAACTTGCCCCTATTGTGGGAGAGAACATAAGTTGGGAGTTAACCTTTCTATGTATAGAACCAATTGTTTTAGATGTAATGCCCATCCTTCCCCTGCTCAACTAATAATGGACATAGAAGGATTTACTGAGTACCATGAATTAATTAACTTTTTGAACAATGGCCAATTTGATGAACTACAGTTTAAGGAAGAGAAAATCGAACTTGCCGAAAGTAAGCCAGTATATCTCCCTGAAGGATTTAGAAATATTTTGCTTGGAGACAGCCAACTTGCAAAAAGCATTCGAGGGTATGTCAAGAAACGCGGCTTTAATCTCGAGAAGTTTTCAAGATACGGTATCGGCTATGGAACAAGCGGCTCAACATATGGGTACCTTATCATCCCGTTTTATTATCGAGGACAACTTAGGTATTACAATGCTCGAAATGTTATCGGCAAAGGGCCCAGATATAATAACCCAGACAAAGACATCACCGGTTTGGGAAAACAATTTATCATCTTTAATCATGATGCGTTGGAGATGTATCGGTCGGTATTCATTTGCGAAGGGGCACTTAATGCTCTCACAATTGGGGATAGAGCAATTGCCACAATGGGCAAAGCTATTAGTCAGTACCAAGTCAATGAACTACTTAAATCCCAATGCCAAAGATATATTATCCTTTTAGACCCCGATGCCAGGTCTTATGCTGTTAATCTCGCACTTAAATTAGTAGCTTATAAAAAAGTCAAGGTAGTATTTCTTCCAGAGGGTTTTGATGTAAATGATTTGGGGAAGAAACAAACACTTAAGCTAGTATATCAAACAAGGTATCAAAGTTATCAAGAACTGATTCAAATCAGAAACTCTTTGGAGTAAGGAGTTCCTATTATATTATAAAATAATATATTTATGCGTGAACCATCTATCCATATAACTAAGTCTCAGTTTGAGGAAATATTAAATACCCTAGAGGTAGATAACTTCCCAGTTGAGGCTTTTTTTGTTATTGCTCGAAAGGAGGCAATAAATCATAGAGCAGTCTTAGTTTCTAACAATAAGAATACTAAGAAAGTTTCTAACATTTTACTAGCATCTAAGGGGGATGCTGCCCTTGTTGCTGATATTTTATATGCAACTCGTATAAAATTAAAGCATAGAGGAGTTCGGAAAATAAACGAAAGTAATTCCCGAGAATGGGCAAATTGTAAAAAGCTTGCAGAGATATGTAATACCTTTTGTGAGGATTTTAAACTTGATACCAGAGAAGGTTTTATCAAGTATATAGAGACTGGACTAAAAAGGATGACTGATTATCGTAATGTTATGCAAAGGTTATTATCTATGCAAGAAAACATCACTAATCAAATAGATGCCGAATTAGAATTACAGCATTCAGATTTGGAACTTACTAAGGAGATACATGATTACTTTATAGGTAAGATTGCTAAGGCAACTGGTATATATGAGTCTTATGAAAATAAACCAGAGAAGTATGTACACTTTGCAAAGGTAGGTGAATTCTTAAAAGAAGAGGGCTGGGATTATAAGACCTTCATCGATGCTCAGTTTGAATCTCTTGCATGGTGTAATGGTTTACCAGACATTGCACAGATGTATACCGATAAAGCAATTGAAAGATACAATAAGTATTTATATAAGTATAAGAACAAAAAATCCCTGGAAGAGGAACCCGAAGTTGAAGGTTCTCTCTGGGAAAAAATTAATAATTAAAAAAGTAATATGAAAGGTTTACAATTTTTCGGAAACAGAGTGGAGGATGCAGCTAATGCTTTTATTGATGTCCTCAAGTATTCAGACCAATCGGTAACTTATCCAGATTTTAAGGATATCGACCCTTGGCCTGATGAGATAATTAATATGTTCTATGTGATTTGGAAGAATGCCAAATTTTCAGAACTAAGTGCAATTATTATGTATACCCAACAGTCTTCTAGATTCGAGGAGGTATCAGAATTGATGTTGGGTATTGGTTTGGTAGAGATGAGGCATCTTGACAAGATATCTGATTTCTTACAAAGGGCAGACCCATACGAGGATTACTCTACCATGAATATTAATCCTACAATTGAGATTGGTTCTACTTGGGAACAAGCTTTAAAGATTGCTTTGAATTCTGAGATAGAAACTATTGGTCACTACAAGAAAACCCAAAGAGCAATTGCTCAATACGAGGAACGTTCTGATTATAATGACGTGAATTATTTCCTTGAGAAATTGATTGCGGATGAGGAGCATCATATGAAACTTCTCAAGGAAGCAATGGGTATGGATAAAGCTACTAAAGGTGTAACTGTAATTATCAAATGAGTAAGCTAATTATTCAGAATGGAAATATGTGTGAACTTGACTTACCTCTTAAGTTCGCACAGAAACTTTATAATGAGTTTGCCATTCGACATCCAAATGCTTTCTACTTACGTACAAGGCAAAGAGGTATGCAGAATTGGGATGGTAAAATTCACTACATTACCAAGACTGGGCAATTTAAAATAGGTTTACTTCCTAAGGTATACGATATGTGTATTGAAATGGGGATTAAACCTAAAGTTGTAGATATGCGACAACCTTTACCTAAAGTCAGTAAAATTGTTACGAAAATAGGTAAGTATACTTTAAGACCTGAACAAGAGAAAGCTGTCAAGGCAATAATCAGTAATACCATAGGAGGTAAACCTTTTCAGATTGGTGTTTTAGATTACACGGTTAATGCAGGTAAGACTCTTATCATGTCGTCTTTATATTTATCCTATAAGAAGCAGTTAAAGACTTTGCTAATAACTAATGACTCTGATTGGTTGAATCAAGCTAGAGAAGAATTCAAGCAATATCTCCCGGGAGAGAATATCACTTTCGTTCAAGGCAAAGTTTTAAATTGGGGTAACTTCACCATAGGTATGGTTCAATCTATTTCTCGTAATATGAGATTCTATCAAAAGGAATTGTCTCAGATTGATATGGTACTTATTGATGAAGCTGACCAAGGAGGTAGTAAGCAATATCAGAATGTGATTACTCGTCTCTTTAATACTCGAGTTCGAATTGGTTTATCGGGTACAATTTATATGAGTAAGCTTGCTAAGGATAGAGTTAAGAATATGAACCTACGTTGTTTCTTTGGTAATGTACTTGCCGAGTTCAAACTTAAGGATTCAATTCGAAAAGGGTATTCTACTAAGACAATCGTAAAGATGGTACCTGGTAAACCTTGGTATGGTAATTGGGAATCGGACTGTATATCCTATAAGGAAATATATGATGATACCATTACCGAAAATAAGATAGCAAGGAAGATGGCTTTAGCAAGGTTAAAATGGAATTTATCCTATGGCAGATATCCTGCACTTGTAGTTTGCAAGCATATTGCACACTGTGAAAATCTATATAAATTCTTTAAAAAGAAACTGGGCGATGCCTATAATATTGCCTATGTGCATGTTGATACTCCCACTAAAAGGAGACAACAAATAATGAGGGATTTTAGGGAAGGCAAAATAGATATCCTGGTATCAACTACAATCATTGCTCGAGGTAAAAACTTTCCTAAGCTTAGGTATTTACTTAATGCAGCAAGCATGGATAGTCAGGAAAAATCTATTCAGTTTCTTGGTCGTTTGGTAAGAACCGATAAATCGAAAAAGAAAGTATACCTGGATGACCTTCATTATCCTGGCCCTTATTTAGATAGGCATGGTAAGCATAGGAAGCAATATTATCAGAGACAAGAATTGAAAGTAATATTGTTAGATAAGCTATGGAAGAAACATCCTAACCATAGCCTTATTAAGAGTTAACTAGAAGTACTATGAGTATTTACTTTTTCTCCGTAGGAGGAAAAGAAGATTACAATTAATAAGCATATAGGCATTATGAATAATGATAAACTAATATGTATCAGAGATGAGGATGATAATAAACTAACTACTCTATTATCAGATGGTTGGAAGATAATCCAAATCTCTGCATCCGGTATTTATTGCTGGGTACTCTTAAGGAAACCCAATAATACTAAAAAGAAAATCAAAGGCTTTCAGTGATGGAGAAATATATTTTAATTACAGCGGTTGTTATTATGATAATAATACTCGCTTTAGACTTCATACTTTCTAAGGATGGCTATCAATGCCCTTCATGTAAGAAACGTTTTCATAAAGAGGATTTAGAAATCAAGGGATGGCATTTAAAAGAATGGGTCTGTCCCCATTGTAAACACCTTAATTACACTTATGATGAAGAAGATTAAAGAATGGTTTAAGTCGTTTAAGTCTATTGTTGTGGGAGAGGTACATAATCCTAAACATGTATTCAACTGTAGAGATTTGATATGGATATCAAACTTGGAAACTTCTCAAAATACCCCCGAATGTTTTACTCATTTCTTTTGTTTGTACTGGAGTAATGGTATGGTAGTCAAAGTATGTCAAGAGAGCCCTGATAGAAATTCATACCAAGAATTATATAAACTCAGGGAACTATTTATAAATAACATCGGTTATTCCTATGTTCCCATAGAAGATAACAGTGAAATATACATTTTATAAACGTAAAAAAAGATATATAATGGCTAAGAAAAAGAAACAACTTCCTGACTTATCGAAGCAAGATATCCTTACTCCCATAGATGTTAGTACTCTGGGAACTAATGGAGACCCTTGCTTCGGTATTGGGTATGACCTATCAACTAAAGAATGTAAACTATGCGGAGACTCAGAGCTATGTGCATTCAAGATGTCCCAGAATCTGAACATCACTCGTAAGGAACTTGAACAGAAGAATCAGTACAAAGATTTGGATGTATTAGAAGACACGGTTGGTATCAAAAAATACATCCGAGGCTTGATTCGGAAAGGGAAAGACCGAAAAGAAATTATTACCAAAACCGTTGAGAAATTCGAAGTACCAAGAAAACGTATTAGAGAACTTTATAAAGAGTGTACTAAATAATGAAACCAATAGAGATGATATGGGCTATGTTCAAGGTATACCTTAACAACCCAAACTATTTTGTAAAGCAAAAAGATGTACTTGCTAATTTATGTATGGAGGGTTCTACCGATGTAATCAGGATGTGTAATTCATTGGGAGTACATGTTTCTAGACCCGAGAAATTAACCTTTGGACAACTTTTACGTAAATGTAATATATTATGAACAGATTTAGATTTATCAAAGTAAGGGAGGTAGTATCTCCCAACAGAGCAAACCCAAATGATGCTGGGTTAGATTTTTATGTACCAACCAACTTGACTTCAGAGGATATCCACTCTAAGAATGAATTTGATTCAGGAGGATATGATTTGGATATACCATTTAGTGAACATTTCGTAAGGCATATAGCTTTACAACCTGGGCATAGGATACTTATCCCATCGGGTATCAAAGGTTTGCTAGAACCTCCTGCATCTATGTTAATGGCAGCAAACAAATCTGGTATAGCTACTAAGAAAGGGTTAATCTTTACTGCCGAGATAGTGGATTCCCCTTATGTTGGAGAGATACATATTGGGATATATAACACTTCTCAAGAAATTCAGGTTATCGAGGCTGGTCAAAAGCTGGTACAATTTATTCATGTACCCATTTATATTACCGAGCCAGAGGAGATTCAGCAAGAGGAGTTTTATACTGAATCACAAATGTGGGGAAGCAGAGGAGATAAAGGATTTGGTTCATCTCAAAACATAAAATAGTGGACATAAGGAATATAAATGAACAAGTGCCTCAGGTAGAAGAAACTGAGGCACGGATACTACAAGAAATGTATGATCTTGGGATAGAACAATTCTCTGGATATAAATCTATAGAGAAGTTACCAGATTATCCTTTAGATATAAATAACCCAAAGAACCAAGTTATCCTAAAGGATTTTATTGGTAGGGTTATTGAGGAATTAACCGAAGGATTCGAATCTACCGATGAAGTAGTATCTATATATCGTGATTATGGATGGAATAATGATTGCTTAACCTCAGAAGAATACACTCAGGTATTAAATCATCTAGCAAATGCAAATGAGGAACAAGCAGATGCCTTGGGATTCTTCTTTACTTTGCTTTTGTATTCTAATATATTGCCAGAAGATATATTAAAATATCAAGATGCAAAGAGTTTATTTGAGGTAATGGCAATCGGAGTCAAAGACCTACTCATCAAGTACCCAGATCATCGAAGTGTAAGGAAATATCCTATATTAAGTTCAACCGATTGGGCAAGAGAGGATAGAGCAGAGTATGATAAGATAGTTTCTTATACCCCAGGTTTTCATGAAATGAGCGAGATATCTCATGAAAACGAGAAGCTATATTTATGGGAAGTAATATATGAACTCAATAAAGCAAGGAACTTCCTTAAATGTAGACCCTGGAAACAAACTCAAGTAATGACCAAAGAAATAGATTTTCAGGAATCATTAGTAAAAGCTTTCTATCTCTATATGGGATTCTTAGCCATGAATGGGTTTACTCCTTGCGGATTATTTAGTTTATTCTTTAAAAAACAACGTCTCAATTTATGGAGGCAAACTACAAATTATTAGTAACCAATTAAAAATCAGCCAATTATATGTCGGGTTGGAATAAGAAATTAGAGGGGCTTCAACTTAATACGGAGGAGTCCCTCCATTCGTTAGAATTTGCTACTTCACAGGAAGCATGGGAAAAACTCAATGAGGGATTCCTAAGATTAGACCCAATCCTATTTGGGAAAGGAGCTATGGCTAATAGTGGGGTAGCAGTAGTGTATAATGTATTTATAAAAATACGAAAAGCATGGGTAGACCCAGAATTTGATTATGGGCGGTGTTTCAATTATAAAGAAACTAAGTGGACTAGCTTATTGAATAACTACATAGATTTTAATAAGCTTGACTTGTTGCGTAGTAAACTGAGAGTACTGAGAAATAAGTACAATCAGAATTACAATATAACTTATATGTTCAATAATCATCATGATAATGGTAAACAATGTCTAATAGCTGCGACTTTTTCAAAACGATTCGGGGAAGACATCCCAGTTATTACAATGGTAGTTCGGGCTTCGGAGATTACCAAGAGGTTAATATTCGATTTCCTATTAATTCAACGAATGTCAGAGTACGTATATGGTCCGGATCAGTCAGTACAAATCAACCTATTCGCGACTCAAATGTACGGAAATGTGGAGACACTTCTAATGTATCATACCCATAAGCCATTGAAGAAGGTACTTAAGGGGGCAGAAGAGAATGCTTGGAATAAGAGAATAAAAGAGATATGGAAGAAATTCCAAAAGGGTACAGAGAAGGAATTCTCTTCATTCAAGGTATTCTTTAGAAGTTTTAAAGTGCTCAGACCAGATTTATATGAAGAAACATATAAATCAATGAAAGCAAAAGAATTACTTCTTGAATACGAAGATATTGAATATCCCGAGAATGTAATCTCTTACTCTCAACGTAAAGCCTATAAAAAGAAACTTTTAAAACAAAAGAACAACAATGGAAGCTAGGGAATTTTTAAATCAGAAGCGGATAGGATTAGTAAACAAATTTTATTACCAAGTTTTAGAGATTAAAAAGAACGGTGCAGAACCAGATATACCCTTGTTAATGAAAGAGGTAGAGGATTTTGATAATTTTGTATTTCGCTACTGGCATATGACCTGGGTTAATTCTACAATGTCATACAGTTAAATATTTATATAATATGAGGATATATTCTAACAGTTTTGAGTTAATGTCCGAAATGGGTAGAGAACTCAACAGTTATGGTCAACTTGTAAAACCAAAGACCTATCAAAATAAAGTCATTGAAGGTAATGAGAATTTTATTACAAAAGAACTCATTTGCCAACAATATTGTTTAACTTCACTTGGAGACCCAGTATGGTTATTCATATTCTCTCATTCAAGAGAATGGGCAGATGCAGAGTTCCAAGAAAGAATATCCCCTAATGATATAAATCCAGGAGAAGCTTGGAAATTAAGAAAAGATTTATGGGAACAATTCCTTGATGATAAGGGTATGTTCGATTACACATACAATGAGAGAATGGGTGAAGTATTAATAAAAGATTTAGTTCGTCTTTTAAAGAGAGACCCAGATACAAGAAAAGCAATTATACCAATATTTGAGCATGATGATACCTTATACTATGGTGGTAGACAACGTATTCCTTGCTCTATGTATTATGATTTTCTTATTCGTCAGAATGGTAAGGGGGAGAAGGTATTACATATTTGCTATCACCAAAGAAGTTCGGACTTTGCCCAACATTTCGGTAATGATATTTATTTAGCTTGGAGATTAATGGAATACGTAGCTCAAGAAGTAGGTGTAAAGCCTGGTTATCTATATCATACCATAGATTCATTGCATATATACAAAAAAGATTGGCATTTCTTATCTTGTAATTTAGAGGATTTGAAAGATGAATACTAAATATTCAAATATAAAAGGGTACCCTGGATATTATATATCTAAAAGGGGTACCCTTTTTACTTCTCTTAAAAGGGTAGGAGTTAAAGGGAAAGGCCATGGTAGGAAAGGTACTACTACTGTGATTTCTAATACTTGGAGAAAGAGGTTGGTATCATTAACTTCTAATGGGTATTTACAATGTACTTTGTTTAGAAAGAGGTTTTATATACATAGGTTAGTATATGAAGCTTGGATTGGTAATATACCAAATGGGTATGATATTGACCATATAAATGGTATAAAAACTGATAATCGAGTATCTAATCTAAGAGCAGTTCCAAGGTCAGAAAATTTGAAACATAACTATGAGTTAGGTTTTAGGGGTTCTAATTATATACATACTTTTTCTGATAAAGAAAGGAATTTAATAATGATAGACCATAAAGAAAAGGGTCTTAGTATAAAGAAAATATCTCTTAAGTATGGATATTCTAGGTACTTTATTCATCAGGTATTGAAAGGAATTAGATAATGGAAACAAGATATCACATAATAAGAAACAAAAGAGAGTTAAAGAAACTCATTGCCTGTTGTAAAGCTACCGGATATGCCAGTGTGGATTATGAAACTAATGGTTCACCAATATACAACAAAAGTTTTAAGCCAACTATACTCTCAGTATCCTGGATGCCAGGATTTGGTGCTTCCATTCCTTTAGACCATTTCGAAACAAAAGATTATACATCTCCAGGGTGGAATTGGAAAAAGATGCTAAGGAAATTTGGGGAAGAGGTAATTGAGAATTATGAGATAACCAAGGTTGCATGGAACTGGAAATTTGATGACCAGATAAACCAGAAATATCAAATATTCTATAGAGGTACTTGTTTAGATGGTATGCTTGCAAAATATCTACTAAACGAGGAAAAACCTAATGATTTAAAATCAATGGTAAGAAGGTATTTACCAGAGTATGGTAATTATGAGAAGCAAGATGCTTTCGATAAAATACCTTGGGATAAAAAAGAGTTAGACCCACTTTGCCATTATGGATGTCAAGATACGGATTATACTCTTAGGTTAATGATATTCTTTGAAAAGAAGCTGATTGACCTTGGTTTGTACAGTACCTTCAGGAATTTAATTATGTCTGCATCAAGGGTACTCACTTCAGTAGAGAAGAATGGTTTGTATCTAGATAGAGAGTTCAATAATCAACTACTGGAAACATATAAACCAAAAATAGATGCGGCTAGACAAGCTATATATGATTTGCCAAGAGTAAAGAAATTCGAAAAGAAGTATAATCAAGAAAAGATTGATAAATATATTCAATCTATCGAAGCTGAACTTGAGGAGCTAGATTATAATGATCCAAAAGATAAACGAAAGATTGTATCAAGGGAACAGAAAATCTCAAATATCAAGGCTGGTATATTCACAACTAAAAAGGAACAAGAATTGATAAGACCTATCAATTTGGGTAGTTCAGTTGATTTACCTGCATTGATGTATTCGGAAGAAGGTTTTCATTTTGAGGTAATTAAGAATAATGAATCCGGTAAACCAAGTACAGATGAAGAGACTCTTACTAATCTAAGGTTAACCGTTAAAAAACCAGATTCACCTAAGGCAATTTTCCTTGATAGGCTTCTTGAATTACGAGGTTTAGAGAAGATGTATAAAACCTATATAGAGGGTTGGAATGAAAAGGTTCAAGATGATGATAGATTACATGGAAGATTTCTTATTCATGGGACTACAAGTGGAAGATTATCCTCTGCAGAACCCAATGCTCAACAAATTCCCAAGACATCCGTAGACCCCAATATTAAATTACAATTAAAAGCTCCTAAAGGAACCTTATATATTGCTAGTGATTTTAGCCAGGCAGAATTAAGAATTATGGCTCATCTATCTGGAGATGAAACTTATCTTAATGCTTTTAACTCTGGTCAGGACCCTCACTTAGCAATTGCTGCTACTAAATATCATATACCCTATGAAGAAGCTCTTAAGATATATGAGGATGAAAATCATCCAGAACATAAGATATGGAAGGTGAGAAGAAAGCAAGCTAAACAAATTGCTTTTGGACTTATTTATGGAATTGGTGCAAAATTACTAGCAGTAAAACTATCTGACCCAAAATCTGGTATTATAGTTACACCAGAAGAAGCCCAAAAGGAAATGGACATCTTCTTTGGTCAACACCCCAAGTTGAAGACCTTCTTGAAGAAACAAGAGAAATTCCTTAGAAAGAATGGGCATCTGGTATCATTATTTGGGAGGAAAAGAAGATTACCCCAAATATATTCAAATGATAAGGGAGAAGAAGCTTATGCTTTGAGATTAGCATTAAATTTCCCATGTCAATCAGCAGCATCTGATATGTGTTTATTTGGAAGTATTCTCATATACTACTTAATGAGACAAGGTAAATTACCCTCTACTAAGTCTGTATGTTTGGTACATGATGCTAATTATCAGATTACTAAACCAGAGAATATTAATATTTGGAGTATATATGAGATGTGGCAAATTTATAGGAACCCATTAACTAAGCCATACTTCGGCTTTCAGATAGATGATGTCACAATGGACATGGAGTTTGTTATTGGTAGGTCAATGGCAGAAGAGTTACCTTTTATTCCGGGTTATGATTATAAGAAAATGTTAGAACCTGATTTCTCAGTAGAAGAATATATGAAAGAACATAAGAAATATAAACACATACCTATTTCAGAGTATAAGAAACGTTTTAACAAACAAATGAAGCAATATGAAAAAGATTTTGAACGGACCCACGGTATGGAGAGCTAAATGCCCAATATGTGATTGTGAATTTGAATATGACAATAGTGAAACTTTTGGGGTTTATAAAAAATCGGGCGATTATTTTAGGATAGTACAATGTCCTAATTGTAAAACTAATATAAAGCATTCAGATTCAGTATCTACCATTACAGGAGTGAAAAGAGAAGATACTATGTCTACATAAATAATATAAATTTATGGAATTATGGCAACACAGAAAGAGATTGATAATGCAAGCAAATTAACTGCCCTTACTTATATGGTTGCAGGTTGCTTAGGTTATTCTATCGAAAATTTACTTAAGTATTTAGATGGAGTTAATCTAAGGTTGAGTGGACAAGAAAAAATGTTACTTAACCGATTAAAGACTCAGTTATCTCAAGTACAAACTAATCTTACTACTTTAGAGGGATTGGCTTTTAAAGTGATGGCTACAGATGAGGATGGTAAACTTGCTTATGAAGATGCCACCCATATTTATTGGGCTGCATTTTTAGCATTACTCGATAGAGGTGGTACCGATAACTTATGCGACTTAAGATTAATGGCTTTGGTAGATAAGATAAGCATCTATAAATCTCTTCTTAATTTGCCGGGTATGAAACTCTCTTATCAAATGGCTTTTGCTCAAGTAACTAAAGCAATAAGTAAGGGGGAATTTAGTAAAGAAGACTTTAAAAACCTATTAGAAGTTTATGAAGACGGAACTGAAAAAACTAAAGGTTAAATTTGAAGGTAAACTTATTGAGATTGATATCCAAAAGGAATTATCTATCAATGAGAATATCATTAATTCTCAGCTACGAGAATCTCCTTCTAGTTATTATGTACTTGCTTCCCTGAGAGACAAGTATATAAAAGAAAGAGATGCTCTAGCAAGGGAAAAGGATGAAGCCTATTCCAATGCTTGGGTATATTATAAGGATGCTAATGAAAGGTGGAATAACGAATATGTTTCTCATAAGGCAAATCTTAACAAGAAGTATTCTTCTATTTATGAGAGATACTTAAAAGCTGTAGAAAAAGCAAATAAGTTCATAGCTATATGTAAAGCTTATGAGAGTCGGGAGAATATACTAAGAACTATTAATGCGAATCTAAGAAAGGGTTAACCCATTGAACTATAATTAATTACTAACTTTTAAAAACAGTATTAGAATATGAATTATTCAATGACATTTATCTCACCTCTTGTGGCTGAGAAATTTAATCAAGAATTACCTGGATGCCCTACAGAAAATCGGGTACTTATTTTATCTCCAAAGGAGGTAAATCAAACTAAATCCGGTTTGATTATCCCTGAACAAGTAAAAGAGGGAGTTCCTCGTAAAGGGGTTGTAGTAAAGAGTGGGGAAATTACCGAAGAATACAAAACCTACCGAGAATTGGTTGCTGTAGGTAGAATAGTTACCTATGGTTTGTATGCAGGTAAAGAACTTGAATTCGAAACGGACAAACTATCTCCTGCTCTCAAACAACTTTTAGAGAAAAACGTTCTTACCGTATTGAGTATGAACGAAGTAGTTTACTCAGAACCGAATAATTAAAACTAATCATTATGATAAAAGACAAGAAGAAAAAGAAAGTTTCATCAGAGGGACTTTCTACAAAAGAAAAGATGCTAGCTAGAAAGAAACAGCTAGAATCCAAGGGAAATGGTAGTGGGTTAGTATATCCAAAAGAGGGAACTCTGAGGATGAGAATTAAATCTCCGGGTGATGACCAAGAATTGGGTATCGAAATTATTCAATTCTACCTGGGTGGCAATTTGGGAGGAGTTATATCTCCGGCTACTTTTGATGAACCTTGCCCATTCATGGAGAAATACCAAGAATTGAAAAACTCCAAGGATGAAGATGACAAGGAACTTGCCAAGAACCTGGTACCAAGAAGAAGATATGTTATCGGTGGCATCATTTACTCAGATGAAAAGGGTAGTAAGGTAGATTACGAAGGCAAAGATAAGGGAGTTTTAGTTCCTCGCTCAGTATACCAGGATATCATTGACCTTTACCTTGATGAAGATGAAGCAGGTGATATGACAGATCCAAAAACTGGATACGATATCAAGGTAATTCGTTCCGGGTCTGGTAAACTAGATACCACTTATTCTGCCCGTGCTTGCAAACCAACTAAGTTGGACAAGAAATATCAAGGTACAATTGACCTTGAGGGGATAGTTCGTTCTCAAATCAAACCCTATGATGAGTTGGAAGATTTACTTTCACAGTATCTAAACGAAGACCATGGGGATGACGATGATGACGATAAGTCAAAGAAGAAAAAGAAAAAGGGAGTTCACAAAGACCATTACATGGAAGATGATGAACCTAAGAAAAAGAAAAGAAAATACAAATCGGATATTTAAGGGTTAGTAATATGGTTTCATTCGAAGGTGGTAATTAGATTTGTTCTGTTATCACCTTCTTTAGTTTAAAGACATTACATTATGGCAAAGAAATCTAAGGTTGGTTTAAAAGTACCAACAGCAAATGAGATGGCAAAGAAATATGGAAGTATGATTAAATTAGCTTCAGAAGTTACTGATACCGATTTATATATACCATCTACTTTCTTTGCTCTGAACTACTTATTCGGTAAGGGTATTCCTTATGGTAAAATCGTTGAGATTGCTGGAGAGGAATCCTCTGGTAAATCTTTAGTGGCTTATAACTTTGCTTATGCTACTCAACAACTTGGAGGTCATGTGATATGGGTAGATGCTGAACAATCCTGGATGAATTCTTGGGCTGAAATAAATGGGGTAGACCCCGCAAGAGTAACCATTGTTAATGATACACGTATTGAATATATTGCAGATGTAGTAGCAGACTTAGCAATATATTTACGTTCTCAATTAACTCACAATGAACCGATACTCTTAGTAATCGATTCCATTGCAGCTACTGACTGTACTGATAATATAGATGCTAAGATGGTTGATGGTAAGGCAGAGATGGGAGGTAGAGCAAAGGCTCTTTATAAATACTTCCGTATCAGAAGTGAATTATTCTACAAACTGGGAGTATCTCAGATATATATTAACCAATTAAGAACTGCTTTGAATGTCGGATTTGGAAAAGATAATACAACAACTACAGGAGGTGCAGCACTTAAGTTCTACGCTTCAATCAGAGCTGCTTTCTATTCAGGAAGGTCTGTTACCATTAAACAAAATGGGAAAGAAAGGAAAGCTGGGAAACTTGTCACTATCAGACTTATTAAAAATAAAGTTGCGCCTCCTCGACCTACAATCAGCAAATGCCCTGTATATTTCAATCCTAAATTCCACGAAGTCGGGTTTGACAGATGCTATGCTTTGGAAGATGTATTGGTAGATACCGATGTAATCGAAAAAACTACTGGTGGGTATAAATTGAAAGGTAAAACTCTTGCAAGAGGGGAAGAGAAATTCCAAAAGCTTTTGGAAGAAGACGATGAACTTCGTAGAAAACTTTTACGGAAAGCCGGAGTAAATACCATAGGTACTACTAAAAAGCAACTGGAGAAAATAGAAACAAATCTATTCCCAGTCGATGGTGTAGAATATGAAAACTATTCAGATTCAGAAGAGGAGGAGGAAGACGATGAATAAGAAAGAGGTAGAAGGTATAGAGAAAGTAATTAAAGAGTACCTTAAGAAAAATTTGAGAATGGAATCTAGGGTTAGGTATCTAGATGCTTATAGCCAACCAGAGAATTATTTAGATGTATATCTTGGAGAGGAAAAGATTCAAGAAGTTTCACTTTATGAATTAGATTTTGGACGATGAGCAAGAAAACACAATTTACAAGGTCCAAGAATAAGATAGGTAGTCTGTCTTGGACTTCTCCAATCTATACTCATGGAGAAGGTAAGTATCAGAATAAAATACTTCATGATAATATCCCAGGATATCCAGGATACCACATCTCTAAGAGAGGTAAAATATATTCAAGGTGGGATGTTAATGGTAAGGGTATATTAAGTAAACGATATCACTTAAAACAACCTCATCTAAATAAGAATGGGAGGTATATAGTAGGATTATCTCAACCAGGTATAGGTACTACAAAATGGTTATTACACAGATTAGTGGCTTTAGTTTATATACCTAATCCCGAAAATTTACCCTATGTTTGCCATAAAGATAATGTACCTACTAATAATTCAGTTAAGAACCTTTATTGGGGTACACAAAAAGACAATATGTCTCAAGCTTCTAGGGATGGGAGGATGGTAAACAAATTAAAAGGTAAATGTATCAAAGGTACAGAGATTCAAAGGTCATATATACCTAAGTTGATAGGTATGGGGTTTACTAGAAAAGAGGTATCAGAGATAACCGGGCTGGGACATCAACTAATATCAGATTATTATATTAAATATAAAAATAAATATGAAAAATAAAAAATTAATATTATTAGTTGACGGCGAAAATATTTTACACCAAAGTTTTCACAAATTTGAAAAACTTAAATCTACTGATGGCAAACCGAGTGGGGCAATATTCGGATTTTTCAAATCTCTACATATGTATCTTACAAGGTTCGAACCGGATGAGGTTTATATTTCATTCGATAATGGTCATTCACCAGTAAGGACGAAGTTATTGCCCAATTATAAGGGACATAGAAAAAATATATCTGTAGATTACGAATCATTGCAAAAGCAAAAGGCAATTATAATGAAAATGCTGGGTATGCTAAGAATTAATTATATCTTCGATAAAAAGAAATCTACAGTATATGAAGGAGATGACTTCTTAGCATACCTTGCAATTAAAAAATTCCAATCCGAGAAAATGATACTCATATCTTCGGATAAGGACTTTAATCAGTTGCTTACAAATAATCTAAGGATATACAATCCGAGAAAAGATGAGATGATAAGAATGGATAACTGCAAAGAATTATTCGGTTATCATTCTCATGAAACGGTAGAGTACCTTGCAATGGTTGGAGATACCTCCGATGATATACCAGGGTTTCCGGGTATAGGCCCAGTAAAGGCAAGAAAAATCCTTGATGAGGGTAGAATTGAGAAGTTTATTGCCCAGAGTAGAAACAAGGAATATCTTCAAATATGGAGAAGAAATGAGCAATTGATTGACCTCTTCTGGTTTGTAAGACATAATCCATTGGATAAGTTACCAATTAAGTCAAAGAAGAAGTTTAAGTATGAGAAATTCAAAGAACTTTGTATCGAATACTCTTTAGCATCATTTTTGACAAATGAATTTATAAAACCATTTAAAGCATTACATCATGAGTAAGAGAATTATGTTTGTGGGTCCCTCTGGTATAGGGAAAACTACTTTAGCTAAGTATGTAGCTAAGAGAGAAGATCTACCTTTTATTTCTGGTAGTATGTCAGATTTATTACCTGCTACTGAAGGGGTATCACATAATGAAATATTATCCCTCGGTTCGGAGGCAATGTATAAAGCAGATTTTCAACTTCTGAACAAAAGGAATAGGTTATTCAAGGATAGAGAATACTTCGTAACTGATAGGAGTTATGCAGATTTGGCTGCTTATTTTTGGTATAAGCAATCAAGAACTTTACCAGAATGTGAAATGGAACATTTTTTCTGTCAATGTAAGACTTTAATGGAAGATCAATGTGATGTAGCAATCTTCTTACCATTAAATCTAGATACTTATAAGCATTGGTCAATGGAAGATAATGGTAAGAGAATACTTAACAGATTCTTCCAAGTTCAGATATCATCTCTTATGGGGGAATTGCTTGCAAATTGGGAAATACCCACTATTTGTATATCTGAGCTCGATTTAGGTATGAGAACGGAACAAATCAATTACCATTTAGATAGGATATGGGGAAAGAAGTAATGATTGATAATATAAAAGGCTTTCCCGGGTATCACATTACCCGGGATGGTTTGTTATATAGTAGGTATGACAAAAAGGGTAGATTAACAGATGAATATCATCAAAATAAAATATACACTCGCTCTAATGGGTATCAACAAGCCGTATTAAAAATCCGTAAATTAAACCTATTAAGAAGAGCTTATATCCATAGGTTAGTAGCTGAAGCTTATATATCTAATCCTTTAAATAAGCCATGTGTATGTCATAGGGATAATATAAGAATTCATAATTGGGTAGATAATCTCTATTGGGGTACATATTCTGAAAATACAGAACAAGCTTCTAAAGATGGTAATCTAAATGGCCCACTTAAGAAACTAAGATTTATCGTATTTTCAGACCTCCATTTACACTCTTGGGGAAAATATGAAACTAGACTTAATACTGCTATTAAGGTGTTAAGGATTATATCCGATGAATGTATGAAGTATCAGGTTCCTGCTTTATTTTGTGGTGATTTATTACATGAGTCAAATAGAATTTCTAGTGAACTAGCAGAAATTCTACATGATGAATTTAAGAAGCTTGATGAAAAAGACTGGATTATGTATAATATATCCGGAAATCATACACTAAACCGAATTAACCGAATAGATAAACCCTCTTTTTCTTGGGATATCTTTTTTTCTGGGATATATAGGTTTTTGAAAAATATAGACCTAAAAAGGGTTCATATAGGTAATACCTATATATATGGAGTTCCCTATATTGATAATAACATTGGCTTATCCGAATATCTTAATAAGATTAAGTTAGTAGGAGATAAGAAAAGATGTAAGCATATACTTATGCTTCATACTGACTATCCAGGAGCAAAAGATACTGATGGCAGGGAAATAAACTCAGTAGAAAATCTCAATGTAAATACTCTGAATAAATTTGATTTAGTATTATGTGGGCATATACACAAACCCCAAAGACTTTCAAAGAAAGTATATATGATAGGAGCCCCTTATCAACAAAGAAGGACAGATAAAAATTGTAAACTTGGATATTGGAAACTTTATTCAGACCTATCCATGGAATTTGTAGAATTAAAAAGGTTTCCGAAATTTATCGATGTAGAAAGGGAAGAGGATATTAATGATGATGGCAATTATTATACGGTAATCCCTCAAAAAGCTAGTACTCCAGTTAATAACAAACATAAGATTACTAAGCAACTTTCTAAGAAGTCTCTAGCAAAGAGATACCTAAGAGAGAAAGGTATTAAAGATGAGGTTAAAACTAATCTATTAATTGAAACACTTAAAAAGGCTGAGTCATGTTAACGTTCTTAAACTTAGAGGCAGAAGGATTTTGTTCAATAGAATCCTTACATCTACAATTAAACCCAACTTGTACCATACTTATCAAGTCCCCAAATGGGAAAGGTAAAGCACAACCTTTAGAAGAACCAGTTTTAACCGCTAATGGTTGGAAAAAGATGGGGGAATTAACTCTTAATGATAAAGTAATTAACCCAGTTACAGGTAAACCCATCAAGCTATTGGGTATTTATGATAGAGGTCTATTAGATACTTACAAAATAACCTTTTCTGATGGCTCATGTACTGAATGTGCTGGAGACCATTTATGGTCAGTATTCAAATCGGGTAAAGCTAAAGACAGACTAAGAACCTTAGATACCGAGACTTTACTAAAGGATTATAAGGTTGAGAATAAAACTGCTCCTGGTACTTTCAAGTATAGATACTCAACTCCATTAACCGTACCAATTGATGGTAATTATACTAAATTACCAATACACCCCTACGTATTAGGGTTTATATTAGGCGATGGTTGTATTTCCGGTAATAGGCCTACAGTTAGAGTATCTACCAATAGAGAGGATTGGCCAGAGATAGTTGATAGATTAAGGTCATATTTGCCAGACCCAAACCTGGTTCATGAAGGTACAGAGGTAAGAGGGGCTAAACACTTTAGGATTCATGGTTTAGGTAAAGAACTTAAGGATTTAGGATTAATTGGTTGTAAGTCTAAAGATAAGTTTATACCAGAGTTATATTTGAAATCATCAATCGAGAATCGTAGATTATTATTAGCTGGTTTATTAGATACTGATGGATGTGTTGGTTCCAAAAAGAAAATCTCAAAGGTTTCTACGTATTCATCTAAGAGTGAGCACTTAAGAGATGGTATTAGCTATTTGGTAAGATCCCTTGGAGGCCTATCTACTAAAAATGAAAGTACCCGGTTTAAGTATGGTAGGTATACTACTTCATATGTGTGTTCAATACGACTAACCTTTAACCCTTTTCTAAGGAAATATAAAACTAAATCCTATGGTGAGTTTACCAGGAGAAATAGAATGGTAAATACCATAAGAAATATTGAATATATAGGGAAAAAGGTATGTAGGTGCATTAAAGTAGATTCTTCAGAAGGCCTATATATTACCAGAGATTTTATAGTTACCCATAATTCAACTATTCTCTCTGCCTTGGTATGGGCAATATATGGGAAAAACCTAAAGGGTGTTTCTGAGGTAAATACTTGGAAGCAAGTAAGGCCTAAAGATTACAAGGGTACTAAGGTACAAGTATATTTTCAGAAAGATTCTCATACATATAAGATAGTTAGATGTCAAAAGTATGATGAAGTACTTGAGGATGGTGCTAAAGGTAAAGACAGACTTATCTTCATGAAAGATGGGGATATAGTTGATATCAAAGGGAAGGGGAAGATACAAGATTTTATAAACCGAGAGATAGGTTTATCATATACTCTGTTTATGAACTCAATCATGTTTGGTCAGGGTATAAAAAGACTCATACAAGAATCTAATTCTGATAAGAAAAAGATATTCGAAGAAGTATTTGACTTAGAGTTCTTAAACCTTGCTAAAGGCATTGCATTACAAGATAAAAATAACTTGATATCTCAAATAAACGAGGTAGAGCATGAGTCTCAAATGCTTAAGAAAGAATTAGAGGCTAACAAGGAAGCTTACTTCGATATGAGAGATAGAGAAAAATCCTTCAAGCAAAAAATCAAAGAAGAAAGAAGAGAGTTAAAGCAAGATAGGGAAAAGCTAACTAAGCTACTAATTGAAAAACAAAAACAAATCAAGGATGAAGTAGATGCTTCGCTTCAGATAAAGATTAAAAAACAAAATGAACTAATCCTTGATTTGAGGGGTAAGATAAAAGATGCAAAGAATCTATCGAATGTACCACTCAAGAAGGTAATTAAAGAATTAGTAATACAGTTAGAAGAAGGTCACTACAAACGTGCATTACGTGATGCCAAATCAATATATAAAGCGTTCTCTGACCTTGATAAATATGATAAAGAATACCAAGAGGCATTAGAAAGGCTAGAAGAACTTAGTAGTGTAAATGATAGATATAGGAAATTAAAATCAGATTGTGATGATATTGCTTCTGATATTGCTTCTATTGACGAAGATTTGGCCAAGCTCAAACAGGAAAAACTTAAGGTCATGTCTCCCAAGTATAAACAGAAGCTTAAAGAGATTAGGAAAAACTTACGGAAAGTTGATGAGGATTTTCATAACAAAGAATTAGAGTTAGAGAATTATAATTGGTTAATTAATGATCCATTGGGTAATAATGGGATTAAGGCATACTTATTCGATTCATCACTCGAGTTCTTAAATAAATGCCTTGATAAGTATTCAGAGGTATTGGGATTTAGGATTGAATTTAATATCGATTTGGGTACTGCTAGAAAAGAATTTGTTACTCTTATTGAAAGGGATGGGCAAATAATTGATTATGATGAACTTAGCGGTGGAGAAAAACAATTATGTAATGTTGCAATGGCATTTGCAATGAATGAAGCTCTTACTGCTTCTAAGGGGATTAACTTAGCATTTCTCGATGAGGTATTTGAATCTTTAAGTTCAGATAACATAGAAGTAGTTACCTCACTAATACGTCACATATTCAAAGAGAAAACTCTATTCTTGATAACCCACTTAGATTCACTTCCTCTTGGTAATACCAAAATTCTGCAAGTGGAAAAGACCCAAGGCCTGAGTAGGTACCAATTACTATAATGGTATATAAAATACAATACACCATTATATTATGAACTCTAAGAATAAAGGAAATCGATTCGAAAGAAAAATTGCCGGGTTTTTTACGAAATGGACCGGGTACAAATTTGAAAGGAATAGAGCAGGGAGTGGAGCTTGGCATTCAAACAAGGACTCCACTTCCGATTTAACCTGTACTGATGAAAGGCATGCTCATAGATGTAAGATATCTATCGAATGCAAGAATTATAAAGAGATTAAGTTTGAACATCTACTCTTAGGTAATAAGGGATGCGATATATTGAAATTCTGGGAACAAGCTTCTAAGGATGCAAAAAGAGCAAATAAAGTTCCCATACTCTGTATGAGATATAATTCAATGCCCTCAGAAGAATTTTTCTTTGTAGTTGGAAAGGGTCTATCTTCCGTATTATATAAACCCCTATTCGATAAAGCCAATATTATGGTAATCGATGTACCAAAGATAGATGAGATTCTTTATGTATTCATGGCTAGTGATATACTGAAGAATGTAAACTATAAGTTAGTACATAAACAAGCTAAGTTAATTCTTAAAAATCGGTAACCCATGAAGAAGCATACCCCATACTCATATTGTATATTTTACCTTGAAAGGAAGTACTGTGATAAAATCAATAAAGAACTCAAAGAAAAGGGGTATGACCAAATCAAGGCAATTATTCCTATGGTAAACGTATTAAGAAAAACCACAAAAGGTAAGATGGTATTCGAAGAAGTACCAGTATTATTCAATTATGGTTTTATGAGAATGCCCACTAAATTAGCATTCTCAAGGCCCTTTCTTAATAAGTTACGTAGGAATATATCTGGTATCAGAACTTGGTTACGTAATACCGAGACAATGCACCCAAGAAAGAAAAAGGTAAGGATTGACAATGCAGAAGACTTTGATGATTTTTCTTTAGTGGCTACTTGTAGTAGAAAAGAAGTAAGGCGATTTAAACGTATTGCTAGAGAGAATAAGAAGTTTTCAGTAGATGATTTAGTCAATGTAAAGCCTGGAGATTACTTAGTATTACGGGGTTATCCTTATGAGGGAGTAGATGCTACAGTATTAGAGGTTGACCATCTTTGTAAAAGAGTAAAAGTTCTTATATACCCTGAAATGGGAAGAATGGAAGTATGGTTACCTTTTGACAACGTTATCTATAGTGTATATTTAAATCATGACCCAGATAAGCTTTATGCTAATTCTGGGGAATATGACCCTAATCAGATAACCAATGAAGCAATTGATAGTATAATGAGATATAGGAGAATTTAATGTTATGAACGAAGCTCAACAAAAAGCCTGGAGTTGTTTAATTGATAAAGAACAACAATCATTATTCCTTCAACTATCAGAAAGTAAATCTTCATGGGAAGCTGGTGAAATTTTAAAGTTATCTCATTACAAGTATCTTGAAATCCGGGAACGGTCAGAGAAATTCTTTAGGCTATTCTCGGATTTTTTTGAGAAACACACTTCTATTTTTCGACCAGATTGCCCCTGTGAGAGGAATTTCCAAGATTATATGGAGGGATGTTTAGAGAAACGATTAAAAAGAAAAGAAGCAAGCTTATTCACAGGAGACTCGGCTCAATTACTCCCAAAGGTAAACTCTAAAAATATAGAGAGAAACATGAAGAGGTTAAAGGAGTCTGATGATGAATGGGACATAGATACTCTAAGATTAATTCTTGAATTTGATAGGTGGAATAACTTTAGAATACTTCCAAGGATGCTACAACAGCCATCTGCATTTAAAAGGCGGTCGAATAAGAAGGATAAGATATATATCAAGTATCTTCTTAATAGAGTACCGGATTGGATGCACACTAAACTCAAGGAAAGGTTTAGGTATAAAGTAAAACCAGGAAAGAAAAAGTATTGGGTAGCTTTAATATCTGAGGACCTATATACTGATGGTTATCTATTGTTACCAGTAAGACCTTTGGATGAAGTAGTAGATGAATTTAGTAGATTCTACATGTATGTATTTAAAACTAAAGATGATGCTGATACCTTTGGTTTTATGGTATCTAAGTTCATGATTAAAACCGAATCTGTTAAGCTTGGACAAAAATTCTGGCCAGAGTACCGTTGCTGTGTGGAAAAAGCAGTAAACTATAATCAAGTGAACAACATAGAATTCAATATTAAGAAATTGGATATGGCTTATAACACACATATCAAGAGAAAGCATAAAAAACCTAAATCCACTGCTGCGAACCGAGCAAAAACCTCGGATTTTTATAAAAATAAATAGAGAAATAAGATAAGATTAAATTATTTATTCTTATATTTGCAAAGAAAATAAATGAATATTTAAAAATATTGATGATATGGCAAAAAAGAGTAGAAAAGACATGAAAGCCCCATCCAAGGAGAAATCAAATTTCCTTGGTGCTTCTGGGAGAAACATGACTTATAAGGATTTAAAGAGAAAGGCTATCATATTAGGGATGCCTTTCCCTGATGCTTGTTCTGCTGGGGTATTTGACTTATTACATTATATCAATGTATCAGAAGAAAAGCCCGATAAATCGTTAATTGATAAATATGACGATTGGATGGATAAGCAATTAGAAAATATTGGGTATTCGAAAGATGACCCATTAAGAAATTCTCGATTAAGGCTTGGGTTTCTCGGAGAAGAAGGGGAAAATGGGCAAAGAAGAACCAAACGAGTTCCTGGGATAAAGAAACCTCGAGAAAAGAAACCACCAAGAGAGAGGGATGAATTTAATCTTATCAAGGGTACAAAGAAATCTTATGTATTCGAATTAACTGCAAAAGGTTTTGAACTTGATAGAGTTATTCGGAGAATGAAAAAGAAATTCCCCGAAGCAAATGAGAAATCTATCAATCTTTGGTATAGAATGGCAAAGAGGAATATAAATGGTAAAACTAAAGGAAAGTAACAACGGACCCATACGACCAGATAGGTATTATATATGGACTTGGAGACCAGATACCACCAATAAGATTGTTACTGAAAAGAAATTATATAGGAAACATCTAACTGGTATACCTTACTTTACTAGACACCAAGTAAAGGTTACCTTAGTTTATCTTTATGGTGTAGATGTTCTTCAATATATCCATATAATATCTGGGAGGAAACTTATAAAACAAGGCATTAGAGAATTATCCGATATGAATGGTAAACTTCTTAAAAAGGGTAGTACTAAATTCTGGTTTAAGGGTAAATTCGTAAAAGCAAGGAAGTTCATAATGCCCGATGAATATCACATAGATAAACACCGACGAAGAAGATTTATGGTACAAATGCACCGAGTCTTTAAGTCTAAAGGAAAAAAGGAATTCAATGAAAGGTACTCAATCAAACTCTATGGACAACGGCAAGGCATATCTCCCAAGTATACAAGGCAAAAGAGATTACAAATCAATCTTGCTATCCTACAGGATTTACAACAGGCTGAGTCAAGAGGAGAAACATAAATTCAATCTGTTATTCCTGCAGTATCCTCCATTGGTAAGTTCATTGGCTTTATATTTAAGAAAGAAGATGAACATCCCAATACAAAAGGTACTATTTATCAAAGCACAAAGGGATATGCTTGAAATATTCGATGAGGCATCACTTAAATTTTTAGGGTATTTGCCTAAAGAAAGGTTTATTAAGAAGTCTCTATTATTTCAAGGGTTTGTTCCATTAGAGAGTATTAAACTTAGAAGGTCTTATGCTTATATAATGACAAATAGGATGATAGAAAATAAAATATGGGTCTACCCAATTCGATTATCCGATAACTATAAAACAATGATAAAAGGGAAATACAAATCCTATACCGAAGTATTTGGGAAGGTGGGTATTCCTGGGATAACTAAAATTAAATATAGCAATGAATAATAACGAAGGTTTTAAAATCACAGCACATCAACCAGCAAACCCATTTGCAGGTAAGAAGTTTAAGATAGTCACTTATCAAGGTGACAAGGAACTTGCCTCTCAGGCAATAACAATTGAATCTCAATTAGAATTAAAGACAACTCTAGATGAGATAAAACAATTCAATATTGCTCAGGAGGAATTAGTAAAATCTGGGTATACTCAGAAATCCATACTGGTAAAGAAACTTATAACAGAGTGATATAAATAAATTATTAACCAACTTAAACATTACGAAAATGGCTAAGAAGAAAAAAGAAGTGGAACTGAAAGAAGTTTCCAGAACAGAAATCAATGGTGCAATCATCATTAAGTACGAAGACGGCTCAGTAAAGATTATCCCTGCTCCTATCATGCTTTCTGCCGAAGAAGCAGAAGACCTTTTCGGTTCTGAATCCGATGACGAGGAAGAAGAAGAAGAGGAAGAATCAGACGATGATGATGATGATTCCGAAGAGGAAGAAGAAGAGGAATCGGATGATGATGATGATGATGATGATGATGATGATGATGATTCCGAAGAGGAAGAAGAAGAGGAACTGACCGGTGAGGAACTTGCCGAAATGGATTTCGAAGAACTCGAAGATGTCTGCGATGACAAAGACCTCGAAACTGATCCAGATGATTATGACGAGGACGACATCGAAAAGCTCCGTAAAGCAATTGCTAAGGAACTCGGTCTCAAACTTCCGGCAAAGAAAGAAGCTAAGGGAAAGGGCAAAAAAGGAAAAAAGTAAGAGACTATGAGGGAAGGAAATATTACTGGGAAGGAGACGACCCAAGGGATGACCTTCCCTTTTAAAAAACTATTTAGTAACATAACATTTAAAAATTAAAAGAAATGGCAACAAAGAAAGCTGACACCAAGAAAAAGGGTGACGAAAAGAAAGACGCTGAAAAGGAAGCAAAACGTAAAGCTCGTCAAGAGGCTCTGAAAAACAGACCTGCTGAACAACGTCCTAACAGTAAGCAAATTGACATTATTGCAATCAACGACAAATCCAAGGTAATGAACTTTGGTTATGCCGTAAAGAACAAGGAGGGCTATCAGGGAGTAGTAGTTACTTCAGTTTTGGTTACTGAGGGTAAACCGGTATCTACTTCGGTTGCTTTCGTTCCGGGCAATCTTACCGTTAAGTCTAAGAAAGGACATGGCGTTATTTGTTCTCCGAAAAACAAAAAGGCTAAGGAAGAAGAAGAGGAAGAATCAGAAGATTAATCTAGGCACATCCTAAAATAGCGATTACATATCGTCTGCAATAGTTTAAATTTCATAGAGTAACAACCCCACACTTAGGACGTTGTTCAGCCAAAAGCTCATTGCCTGTGAAGGTAGTGGGCTTTAATTTTTTATACCCATGGAAGAAGAGAAATTAGCAATTCGAAAGAATATTCGAATACTTGCATTGGATAATCTAATAAATACTTATACTGATGTACTAGAAGATAAAGAATTAAACCTGGGACCAGATGAAAGGGAACTTGCCATCAATATAATAAATGAGGCAAGAGAAATGCTATCAGAAGAAACTCAGGAAGTATCTAACCAAGTAATGCAAAGACCCAAATGGAAAAAGACTTAAGATTATTAGTGGGAAACATTAATCAAACTCTCAGAGAATTAGATTATGTTTCGTACCTTAAAAAGGTAGCTCTTAGTAAGGGTAAGAAAGGCGAATACCAATCCCATAGGTTGAAGAGTAATTATCTGAAAAGAAAACTCATATCTCTTAAAGGAGCCCTGAATAAAAAACTTCATGGGACTTATATTGTTGCCCAATTTAATTTTATAAGGGGGGAACAGAAAGAAACTTTTGAACAAACTTTTACGGACTTATCTCAGAAAGAGGTAGAAGATATACTTCAACTCGAGGCAGTTTTAAAACAATGCAGTTTAGAAATCCTAGAAATTAAAGAAATCCCAACCCAAATTAGGAAGGTATAACTATGGTATTATGTAAATAGGAAATTCAATTATTCACCTAATATAAATGAAAATGGCTAAGAAAACAGAAAAGAAGAGTAAACAGGAATCCAAGACTCCGGAACTCACAAAGGCTAAGAAAGCTTTGGATGCTTACCTTAAAGAGAACAAGTTGGACCCTACTAAGGATTGGACCAAAGACAAGAAACATGGTAAAAAGGTTACCGAACTTGTAAACAAGCTCAATAAGGAAAGAGACAAAGTTGCTGCTGCCTATCCTGAAGCTGACCAAGAGAACAACAAGAAATTGGTAAAACTCCAGGAAAAAGAGAAGAAGGAAAAAGCTGAGAAGAAGGCTGCCAAAGAGAAAAAGGAAAAGAAAGGAAATGGTGGTAGAACAGCTACCAAATACGATTATCCTCTCATCGATGGCAGAGAAATGACTTCGGCTGAGAAGAAAAAATACCGTATGGAGCAAAGAAAACTTGCTTCAGGTAAGGCTCCTAAGGAGGAAAAGGAAACTAAGAAAAAGAAGGAAGAAAAGGTAAAAGAAAAACCGGCTTCCGATAAGAAAGATAAGAAGGCCAAAGACAAGAAGAAAAAGAAGGCCGCTAAAGAAGAAGATTAATAAGAGCACTTTTTACTTTTACTTATCATATTTTTGAGTATTCGTTAATAATGGTAGAAGGCCTGGCAATATAAAAATTGTTCAGGCCTTTTATTTTCTAATTAAGTCGAAAATGGAACA